TTAGACCGCCGCGGCCTTCGCCGCCTGGCGTCCCTTAATCATCCGCTCACGGATGGCAGCCTTGGCCTCGTCCGACATGGCCGCGTAGCGCGCCTTGGCGGCCTGCGAGCGCTCCTCCTTGGTCATCTTGACCTTGGGGTCGCGCTTGGCCACAGGCTTGGGCTCCGCCGCAGCCAGAATCTCGGCCGCAGCCTTGACCGCGTCTGCGTGGTTGGCCTCCTCAGCCTGGCGGAGGGCCTCCTCAACCTCGGCCTCGGAGGGCATGACGGGCGCCACCACAACCACAGCGGGTGCGGCGGCGGCCTTGGCGGCCTTGGCGGCGATGGTTGCCGCGCGCTTGGCGACCATCTTGGCCTTGGCCTCCTCCGTCATCGGGCCCTTCTTGCGGCCACGCTTGGCCTCCGACTTCTCGGACTCGGCCTCGGACGGCATCTCGGCCACCGGCTCGGCAACCGGCATGGGCACGCCCCACAGCTCGAGGGTCAAGCGCGCCTTGACATCCTCGATTGTGTTGTAGCGCGCCTCCAGGTCCGCCCAGATGGCGTCCATGGCGGCATCCAGCTGCGCCTGCGTGCACACGTTGACCGACGACATCTTAGATGTTGAGGGTAGAAGGAAGGAAGAGAGCTTGTAGGCTTGGAAGGCTTGGAAGCTTGGGAAGGGTTCGGTTGAACGTGGTAGTGGGTATGGCTACTTTGGACGACCGACTCTGAGTAACTTCTGGACTCGTGAAATCCATTTTCAACGATTCTCTGTGGGCACCCTGTGGACCAAATGGAAAATGGGTGGGGTTGCCCCCGGGTTAGTGCGGATGCGGGGCGGGCGCGCGCTACAGCTTGGGGTCGTCAGGGGGGAGATTAGCCTTACTCGCCATCGTTGCCCTTCGGATTGTCCTTCGCCTCATTTGTGGTTTTTGGGTTTGTTTACTTCCCGCAGTACGGGCACTTGGCGTTGTTGAGAACCTGCTTCTCAGCGTACTTGGGAGCGACCTCCCAGTCACGCTCATTGCCCCGCACGCCCGGGGTCACCTGCACCAGCTGCATCACCCACCTGGGGCGGGCAGCGTGCCAGGCGGCACATGCGGCGGCGCGCTCTGCGTCGCGGGCGGCCTTCTCGGCAGCGACCTTTGCGGCCTCAACGCGGGCGGCATCGACCTTTGCGGCGAGCGTGGGGTCCGCGGCCTCCTCATCAAGAAGCCACTGCGGCTTCTTGCGAGGGGCGTTCGGCACAACGGTAGGGACGGAAGACTTCGTAGGTGTAGACATCTTGGCTTGGGAAGGGTTCGGTTGAACGTGGTAGTGGGTATGGCTACTGTGGACGACCGACTCTGAATACATCCTAGTCCTACGGAATCCGTTTTCGTCGATTGTCCACCCATCAAAAACGGATTCCGTGGGTCCAGAAGGTACTCGGAGCCGACCCACCTTCACACACCAGCCTTCACACCATCAACAAAATGCCTGCCAACCAAGACTTCGGCTTCATCATCGACAACGAAATCGTTACCAAGGTCTTCCAAGCCCCGAAGGGGTCCTACACGAGCATCCACGATGTTCCTAAGGACCACAACCCCTTCGACAGAACCGAGAACGTGTCCATCAAGTCAGTCTCGGACAAGGGAACCCCGTGCATGGGGTCTGCGCTTCGCATCTGGGATTACGATACATCCGAGAAACACACTGCGATCATCGTGTCCTATGTTCAGCGAGGAGGCAGCAAGGTGGTCACGCGAGTCGTTGAGTTCGGCCTTGATGATAAGGTAGCGCTCTTTGGCACCTTGGCGCGCGAGGACATTGCCCGCTTGGACGCACTCATCCGCAGTGTCCCGTCTGGGAAGATGACCCGTGAGATGCACTCACAGGTCCACAACCTGAAAAAGGAGCTGAATGCGAAGTCGGGGTTGGTTAAGTTCAATCCCAAAATTGACTCAAATACGCAGCGCCGGCTCCAGTGCTCCCTGCCCAAGGTCAGTTCCCTGGTCACCGCGGCACCCAAATTGATACGATCGGATGTATCGGAGGCTATCGTGCGTGGCGTGCCCATCCTGGCGTCTGCAGAGTCAGGGACCCGCGTCCGCAATGCACGCGTGTAGAAACGCAGTTGCCTCTGGTTTGGATAGACTCCGGGGACCCGTTGTGTTGCTAGGGAACACATGCACTAACGATTTTTCAATTACAGCAGATGCAATAGTCGGGTCATCGAGCTTCAGAAAGTAGTGACTCTGCAGGGACTGGTTGTTAGGTAGACTACACTTCCCGGCATTGACTCCCACACGGCGAAACACAATGTCATGTGGGTCGGAGCTCTTGACAAACGCGAACCCAGATGGCGACACGATAGCAGCCGATGCCCGTTCACTGGGCCGTTTCTCCCATACCTGGAACACACATGGGACATCATACGCAGCATCGTTAACAAGGAATGACCCCTGTGGCAGTTCGTGTTGGTGAACCAAATGGAAACACATAGGGAATGCGCTCTGCATGCTGGGTTTCATAAACGAACGCGGAAGAATGAATGCGATGACACTCGCACGGTCGGCAGCATGTCGAATAAACGCCTTGGCAGCAGACGCCTGACGCCCAAACGGTGGGTTGCCGAACACTACACATCCCTCGGGTATCTCAACATCCAAGAAGTTGGCGCGCTGGATACTCGGATGCTTCGGGTCAATGTCATACGCGAGTGCAGTGGGTGCAAATGCGAGAAACGCGCCTGTCCCAGCAGATGGCTCAACCCATGTAGTGGACGTCGTATGCGTTCGCAGGATACGCACACACTCCTCTGCAACATGGGGTGCAGTATAGAACTGGTCTTTCGTGTCTCTATGAGCGCCAGTGTCCTGCATTGGTGGTCGTCTACTTTCACTTGGTATATTCATTTTCAACCACCCACGGCCAAAAACGGATTCCCGCCCCGCCACCCTAACCACACTCACAGTTAGAATGCTTCCCATCAACACCGCTCTTCTCAACACCCTCAACGCCCTCGGCCAGCACCCCGACGTGCACTTCGCGGGTCCTACTCAGGAGGGATGGCAGACCATCACCCTCACTTGGCCTGCAGGCGACAATGTCCCTGAGCGTATCTTCAAGTTTGAAATCAATGTTGGCGAGGAGGTGGGATGCACGGTCGCATGTGTCCTTAACCGTGTTGGTTTGAGCTACAACTGGGGTGAGCGCTTCATGGCTCTTCTCTACAGCAACATTGACCAGTTGCCTCTTCATCTCTACCTCCCACCTGGAGACATGCCTCCGCTGGAGGACGTTGAAGACCCAGATGTGTACGCAGACATGCCGCCGCTGGAGAATGGCGGGCTACACACGGTCGGGTAACTTATCGGCCACAACCTTCACTAACTCAACCTTCTTCTCTTCTTCTTTTGCAGTACATCCATGGACTTCGGGGGTCCGACACTTGACGCAGAACTCGGTCCCACAGGTGCAGACAAACGCAAGGTGGCTCTTCTTTTTGCAGTGTGGACACTTCATGACAGCACTCTCCTTCATGTGGTTCGGGAACTTTCCGTTTCCAAAGACAATGAAGGTGGTCAAGTTCACCGTGGCTGTAGACCCCGACGTCAAGTACCCCGACCAAGAGTTCATTGACTTGATTCAAATCTACTTGGCCGACCCCGACGGATGGGAAGCGCATGGATACAGATTTGTCATGGTCAGCCACAGCCCAGACGTGGCAATACGGTTGTGTTCCCCTGCGACCCTCAACAAAGTTGGATGTGACTACCACCTGTCCTGTGCAGAACTGGGTGGTCGTCAGATGTGGTTGAACTCGTGGCGGTGGATGCACGGAGCCCATCGCAGTAAACAAGACTTGGAGAACTATCGGCAGTATGTGGTGTCCCATGAAATCGGACACATTCTAGGACACGACCACCTTAAGTGTCCGGGCATTGGGGAGGCCGCACCCATCATGCTTCAGCAGACGCAAGGGTTGCACGGATGTACGCCCAACATCAAGATTACCGAGTGGGACGTTTCCGCGAAGCCCGTACCCCGCGACGTCTAGTGCGACGTCCGCCCTTCTTCGGATTAGACATGGATGCACGGTGCTTCTTCATCCACTCTGTCGGAATAGGCCTGTGTGGACCTTCAAGTGGACTCTTGTTTGCGTATCCGACATATGACGTGTGCGGGCGCGGCGGCGGGCTCTTTCGCCGCGTGAAGAGTCGCAGCCCGCCTCCGCCCCGGGTCTTGCCGCCGTATATTTCCTTTGTTAATATGGGGAGTTTGGCTTCTTCTTTCTCCCAAACTTTGACTTTTTCCCTATTCTCGGGGGTTGGCTCGAGTTTCGCCTTCGCCCTCCAAGCAGCAAGGGCGAGGTAGACGGCGCGGGCATGACGGCTCGCGGCGGCGGACGCCTCTTCCTCGGCGGCGGACGCCTTTTCCTCGGCGTCGGTGGGCATTACTCCTCCTCAAGAACTTTAGTTGCTGTACGCGAGGCCACCCATGCCAGACATCACGCGGAACACGTTGTAATTGACTGCAAACAGGCGGAACACGAAGGGTGTGCTCTTGGTCGGGAACCCCGATGTGCCGCCCGCCTTGACGGAGTCAAACACGAGGGTCGCCGTGTCAATGCGAGAGAAGTTGCAGCTGCCGCTGGGCTGGTGCTCCTCGGGCTGGAGGGCGAACGAGTAGACGTTGATAGGATTGACGGTTCCCTGAATGAGCGGGTCGCGGTCGGGGGTTCCTGAGGCATCCTCAATGATATGGGCATTCAGGAGGGGCATGGCGCCACCCGTGTGGTGCTGGAACGGCTGAACCTTCCAGAAGTAGTCGCCGTAGCGCTCATCGAAGCGGTCCTGGCCGTTGAGCTGGATGCGGCAGCGGTTGACAATGTCGTCGTAGGCGAACGGCTGCGTGTAGCCGCCAACAGACTGCGTGGTCGCTGCATTTCCAGCGGCCGTAATGGCGTTTCCAGTGTAGAAGTCCGCAGGCGTGCCCGTGGGCAGAGAGCAGTCCAGGCGGCGCGCATCCTGGAACACCCAGACCAGCTCCTTGATGGGGTGGTTCAACGTGAGGTCCAGGCGGGCCTGGGCGGACGTCACGGTCTGGGGAAGCGAGTACTGGAGCTGCTCAATCAGGTACTCGTGGGAGTCCTGTGCGAAGCGGCGACGCTCATCCGTGTCCAGGTAGATGTAGTCAATGTAGATGGCCGCATCCTTCGGGGGCGGGAGGGCAGCTGCGGCGCCCGCGATGCTCGTCCAGTTGCTCAATGTCGCAGAGTAGGTCGTCACAAGGTCCGTGGCCTTACGAAGTGTCACGTTGAAGTGGACGTCGTGGTACTGGAGGGCAATGAGGGGCAGAGCCAGACCCGGGTTGCGGTTGAACCAGAAGCCGAACGGGATGTAGAGCACTGTCGGGCGACCGTTGCACGTGGTGAGCGTGCTCGTCCTGCCCGCGCGGTCGGCACCCAGCAGAAGGTCGGCCTTGCTAGCCTGGTTGACCGAGGCTGTCAGGCACTCCCACAGGTACCACCACTCGCCGTAGTGACGGTCAATGACCTGTCCACCGATTTCCACCTCTACCTTCTCCAGCATGAGGTAGCCGAGGCGGCGCATAGCACCGGGCGTCCAGTTGACGTCGCGCGTGTTGCCCGTTGCCGCCGCCGACGTGTCGGGAAGCGTGACCTCCAGGTAGGTGCGGTAGATAAGGTCAGCGTTGCGGTTCACGATGGCCACGACACGCTGTCCGTACTGGGCGGTGCCCGTGAAGTTGACACGCATCGCCTCCATCGCGAAGTTGGTGTGCCGCTTGTACATGACCTTCCAGAAGGTGATGTGAGGGTTTCCAGTGATGTAGGCATCCTGTGCTCCATAGGCAACGAGCTGAAGAAGTCCTCCGCCCATTGTGTTTATCTTTTGCGAGGATATATTCTTCTACGATTGAACAATGAGGGAGCCGCAGGTTGACACGTTCTGTCGGTGCGTGAAGAAGGTCAAGAAGACCTTGAAAGCTCGGCCGGGGAGCACAAAGGACCGTAGCGCAGCGGAGGGACGTGCCATTGCGATCTGCACCAAGTCCGTCCTCCAAACCAAGGGGCGCACGATTCGCAAAGTGCGGTGTCGCGACAAGGTGCTGGAGACACAGCCGATGAAGCCGCAGGAGGGCGGTGACGACCAAACGGGAGGCAAGTTCAAGTGGGCGGGTGCAGACACGCCAGTGTTCAACAATGAGACTGACGGTATAGCTGACTGGAACGGGTTTCCGGTTATGCTTCTGCCTACAGAAGAGGAACTCAAGAAAATGAATGAGAAGGCCGTGCAGGCCGCGACGCAGCGGAAGCCGTGGTTGGATGGACTAATCACGAGGTACGAACCAGTCGTTCGTATGGTCTCATCGGGCGATGGTGAAATCGCCATGCATCGCACTCTGAAAGATATGATAGAAAAGGAAAGTGATCCATTCAATGACCCCTTTGTCACGATGCACATGAACCTATGGGCACGGGATGGTATCTATCGCGTGAATTACGCCGCGACCGAGGCGATGGTCGCAACGCAAAAGGACAAGGACGAGAAGCTAAATAAACTCCAGCGCATCAACGTGAGGTTCGGGCAATTTAAATGGTACGGTCTCGTGACGCGGACACAGAAGAAGGATATTGAAAATATGGAAGTGGAGCAGCAAATAGCTCCCTTGTGTGATATACTGCGTACTCTCCTTCATATCAACGGACGCGTCGTGCACTTTGACCTCCACTACGGGAACATGGCGGTTATGAGAGACGGAACCGCCGTGATTCATGATATTGGGCGCATGAAACTCCGTGATTTTGATTTGAAGGAGGCGCCTTGGGAACTCGTGCGACCAATCAAGAGCAACAAGCGCGTTCTCCGGAACGTCCTTGCAAACATGTTTCAGTGGCCGAATGAATTCATGGACTATCGGCAGCACTTCTACATTGGGCGCACCTTCATGAACCTGAGGAAGGATGGGAAGTTTGGATTCGTGCAGGAGCCGTACAAGAAGCCCACGAAGGAGGACGGATGGATACAGGAACCCGTGGACGCTAACCTAACAGCAAACAAGGATCTGTTCCAAAAAAACTTGGAAAGGTTTGAAGTGTGGCTGGATGAGTTCAACCCAGGTGCCAAGACCGCTGCGACTCCGAAGTCAAGCAAGTGGGTGCAGAGTTATATGGCTACTGGGATAACACATTACCTGAACAAAATGTACGATGTATCAGGCAAGGTTATTCCCACTGATGAAATGAGCACCATGGTTGCGAAGGAGGAACCGAGTGTCTACTTTGACCATCCGTTTGAGACACGATACTATCAGATTGCCCGAATCTTTGATATTCTGTCTGTCTTGGCTGCATTGTCGCACACTGGCGGTACTGGAAGGGTCGCCTGGTACTATGCTCGGAAAGCTGCAGTGAAGCTTATCAAGCTGCTCAACGAAGAACCATATCCGAATGCAACCAAGGAGAATGTTGAAAAGGTCGTTCGCGAGTTCTTATCCTATACTGGAACTATCCGCGAAATGAAGAATGATGCTGGTAGCGAAACAGAAGCTGCCAAGATATACTGGGACGAGGTGAACGACCCTCGTTCGGGCAAGAAGCCGCCCGCTCCTGCTGCCGTTCCCGCTCCCGCTCCTGCTGCCGCTCCCGCTGACGACCCCGACGCTATCGAGAAAGCCAAAGCAGCGCTTCTGGAAGCAATGATGGAAGACGCACGGCTGGCTCAAGGCTCAAGTCCGATGGAAGAGCTCGAGGCGGGTATCAACAGGCTTGCCGAGTCCGAAGCCAAACGGAAAACCGCTGGGAAGGACGGGTCGGTTCAGGTTGAAGACAAAAACATTGGTGCCGTCGTCATGTCGCCGACAGACATCCTAGACGAAGCCGGTCGCCCTGATCTTCCGCAGCCGGAACCGCAGCCGCCGCGACCGCCTGGAATCAACTACCCGCCACTCGAGAATCCACTGGAGAAAGAAACGGAACCGGCCGCCGCGCCCGCGCCTCCACCGCCGACTGGCGGACGTCAGGAGGGAGGTGCGGCAGGAGGCTCCGCAATTGCACTTCCCATTGCTAAATGGGAGGACATTCCAGAGAAATACGGCGGTGGTCGACCCGATGTCGCAATCGCCGCCGCCGTCGCCGCCGGCGGCACGCCAGAGACAACGATGCTCTATATGTCTTCAGCGGACAACATTGAAAGGAATCAAACGTTAGTAAAGAATAGTCCTTACGGCAAAGCGCTTAAGGCAATTACATACTACTCATTCTATACACCGTCACCCGCAGCCATCAAACTAGCAGGAACGAAATCGGTATGGTATGTAGATGAATCCTCACCATCTCTTCGTATGTCGAGAGTACCTTGGAAACCGGATTTAGACCCACAAGAGGCCGATGTATTAAAAAAGATAAAGGATAGTGAAGTACACCAATGCTTTCTCATGCCCAAATTCGAGAAAACAGTAGACGAGGCAGACCCAGTAACCGGAATCTCCGCTATGTTTGACGTACTTAACGGGCTTTGTATTGAAAGAGACTTTGTAATCAACGACCTGCACCTTGGAAATATGGCGATTTGGAGGGGAGAGGGGTACACGTTTGACTTTGACTTGCTTATCACCAAGGGTGCAAAGGGGGACCCAGGCGAGTTCAAAGAGTTCATAGAACAACTGGGCAAAATACATCACTACAGCGACTACTCGGGTCTTATTCAGCACAGTCCTGCAAGCCCATTGTATTTTGAACTTCGTATGTTGAATGAACTCAAATTCGCCGCGGAGGATGCGGCGAAGGCAGAGGCAGCGGGCCCAGCGCAGAATACCCGCGCCGTGCTCAACGCAGCCGCAGCAAATAGCATAGCCAAAGTGCGACAATACATGGAGAACCAGGCGAGATCGGAGTTTGCTGCTAGAACCGATGTTCGTCCTGGTGAGTTTACTACCGAACAGCAACGGAATGATCAACTCCTCCTCGTCGCCGAAAATGTCCGCCGAGCCAAACTCGTGGACGCCTCTATCGCCGGGATACCGGAAGATACCAAACCCGCCGACGCCGCCCTTCGCTTGGGAAATGCATTTACGACTAAAATCAACCGTTTTTTCCGCATATACGACATACTTTCAGTTCTATCGTCTCTTAAAGCATTGTGCTACGCAACAGGCAAGGAGGGTCTATTCAATCTGGTTGAGGTTTGTGAACGTCAACTAAAAAGCAACGGCGAATTAGAGCTCAATCGCCGCGAAGCAATCCGCCTACTGAAAACTGGTTTCATCAAAGCGACGGCATTCCGACCGTTAACATGGCGCCCAATTGGTCAGCCTCAAGGACAAACTATTTGGAATATCATACAAGCGGCAAAGGACGGCCGTCCATCAGAATATAAGGAGGACCCCAAACCTACCCGTGGACTTCCTAAGGGGCCGTACGGCGGTCGTCGTACCTTCAGGCGCAAGGGGCTTCCCCAACTTTTGTGAGTGCCTCGCGACACGCCATCTGCTCAGCCTTCTTGCGGGTGGACCCCACGCCAATCCCGTAGACCTTGCCCTCTACAATCACGGCCACCACAATCTCGTTCTTCTTGGGGTCGTTGGACCGCATCTCGTAGGCGGGCGTGCACCTAAACTCCCGCTGGCAGTGCTTCTGGAACAGGTCCTTGAAGTTCGTGGCCGAGTTCACAATCTCGTCGACATCCAAGTACGTCTCCATGACGGAGGTTACAAATGCATAGACGACGGCAAACCGATTGCCGCAGTCTGTCCACAGCGCTCCGAGAAAGGCTTCAAAGATATCCCCCAGCTTCTTGGCATTGTTGCGCCCGTCAATGGCCACCGAGTCCTCATTGTGGCGGGAAATCACGTAGAACCGGTTTAGTCCCATGGTCTTGGACAGCTCACCCAGCCGCTCATTGTTCACCAGCTCCTTGCGGGCATCCGTCAAGAACCCCTGCTTCTTCTCGGGGTATCGCTTCCGCAGGTAGGTGGCGATGCACACACCCAGCACGGAATCACCCTCAAACTCCAGACACTCGTAACTCTCATCCTGAAGCGGCATCACGCCGTGGGGACAGGGCGCCAACTCTGCAGGCTGGCCGTCGGGTGTGGTGTATTCGGAACGACGGACATAGGTCGTATGGACCATTGCCGTCTGAAACACCTTGCGATGCGTCACACGATAATGGGGAAGACCATGGCGATGGAGGATACGATGGATATCAGACTCGGTAAAGACGCGGTTACCTGGGTTGTAGGGCGAGTACATGAGGTGGGTTGTGTCTGAGACACACAATTCGTTTTCCTCTTTTCTCCGACAAGCAGTAATGGGACAGGCTCAGTCGTTTGCCTATAATCTTGGACCCGGCATTCCCGAGGAGCCACCCAAGACGCAGAGTGTCGTGGACGTGGCCACCTGCGTCTACGACACGCCCTTGCTCTGTGACATGGCGATTGGATTGGTCTTCTTCAACCCCGCCAAGTCCAAGCGGATGCTCATGAACTATTTGTACACGGTGGAAAAATTGAAGCGTGCCAAATTGCCCTACTACACGTTGGAGTTGACCTACGGAGCCGAGAAGCCCGAGATTGCAGATGCTTTCCACGTCAGCGCCAAGAATGCTCTGTTCAACAAGGAACAGCTGTGCCGCATGCTGGAACGCCGCATGCCGTGGCGCTACTCCAAGGTGGTGTTTCTGGATGCGGACTTGGTGTTCACGAGCAAAACGTGGTATGCCGACACGTCCAAGCAGCTGGCCAAGTTTGATGTGGTTCAGCCGTTCTCGTCGGCCGTGTGGTTGGACATCACGTATACCAAATCCACCCTAGAGCGCTCGAGCGTCGTCTACATGAACAGGGTCAAGACGTACAACCACGTGTATCACCCTGGGTTCGCGTGGGCCTTCAAGCGCTCCTGGTTTCGCAGATACGGATTCTACGAGTACGCCATCACGGGCAGCGGTGACACGCTCAGCACGGCGGCGTGGATGGGCGTGGAGTTCCCCAAGGGCTATCTCAAACCCGCATTCCTGCGGTCCTTCAATGAGTATCGGCGCATGCCGAAGCCCACCATGAGCTGCACACCAGGCAAGGTGTATCACTTGTGGCACGGCACGCACAAGAACCGCAAATACGTGGACCGCCATCAGATAGTTGATGGAGTCCAGGACGTCCAACGCATCGTCCGGCCCAACTGGAGTGGAGTGTTCGAGGTCACGGACAAGGAGGTGGCTGCCAAGCTGCTAGAGTACTTCACTCAGCGGGAGGACGACGGGACTTAAAGATATTTTCTCGGTGATACTCATATATCACGTTAATGGTGAAGCATCTGTGCACGCTGGCTCACCGCGTGCTTCAGACTCAGCAGACCTTGTCGTGTGCAGTTACTCGGATACAGCATGGATTTCTACCCCACGAGAATGCAAAAGAAGCCCAACGAAACCTCCAATTGCTTGCCAGTCTCCTCAAGGAGATGGAAGACGCCATCCGAGCTCCGAAACCAACCTATACTCAACCCCGAACTATACATCAATGATCCATTGACTTCAGCTCAAACCCAAAGTCGTCCTCCGTCAGCGTCGGCTCGTGACGGCGGATAATCTCCTTCATGACCTCTTGGCCACGCTCGCCCAGGATGTCACGCAGGTACGTGTCTAGCGTCTTCTTGGACAGGGTCCAGCCCCGCTTCCACTGGTTGGGGCGCTTGACGGCAAAGGTCATCTTGGACTCCTTCAGCTCAATCTTGTCGGGCAGCACGTTGTTCGCGTAGACGGCGGCCAAATCCAGCTCCAGCGTCCGTTTGGTGTCGCGAACTTCAGCAATCTCGGCGTTCATCTCGCTCAGTCGCTTCGTCGTCTGGATGTACTTGCTGAGCACGGGCTTGAGGTCCTCCATTGTGTTCTCTGTTCTCCCCAGATTAAAAGCGTCCGTTTTTAACAATGGGGTCGCTGTTTGACGCGAAGGAAGTCAAACAACTAGCAAAGGTCTACAACTCAGCTCATCCAAAGGAGCCACCTGCGAAGTCATGGTCCGACCTCCAATCACGACTCCGCTCCAAGTGTGCGGAGGGCACACCGTCTTGCATCGTATCCTCCTTGATGGCGCCGCCCAATGCACCTGCGGACTGGGCCGCAAAGCGGACGGACTGGTTGTCCAGCGACGACATTGACAAGGTTGAGAGGCAGTATGTCAAGCTGTTTGAGGGCTACTACTTTGTGGGATGTGTTCCCATTGACTTTGACAAGAAGTCGGAGTTGTCAGAGTGCATCGTGAGCACGCTGTGTTCTATGCGCCTGGACAAGCTGGCAAAGAAGGGCAAGACGCGCATCGGCATCGTGTTCAACACGGACACGTCGGATGGTCCCGGAGAGCACTGGATTGCGGCCTTTTGCGACATTCGCCCCGAGTTGGAGTATCCCCGCATGACGTACTTTGATTCCTACGCCCACAAGCCCGAACCGCAAATTGTGGAGCTGATGACGCGATGGCAGGGACAGTGGGACGCCATCTCGGGTCAGCAGCCGATGCGACTCTCCTACAACACTGTGCAGCACCAGAAGAAGGACACGGAGTGCGGCATGTACTGTTTGTACTTTCACTGGGCATGTCTGATGAACCTTCCCATGGACAAACCGATACCCGACGACGTGATGAACGCATTCCGAAACCTTCTGTTCAGAATGCCTGAAAATTAGCATGCCACAACACAATGGAAATGGTATTGGTGGCTGGCGCCCTCGTGGCTGCTGGATACCTCATTGCACAAGAGGTGAAGACAGAAGTGGCAATTCCTCCCCGCAAGCGCGTGGCCGATTACTATGTGGCGGGGACAACCGACGTGGACGACGCCATGTCAAGCGGCAAGCGACTGCTGGAGCTCAACATTGGATCTGATATGCAGGACCGTCCCGTCATCCTGCCGTCGGGTGACAAGTTTGAACCCGTGTGTGTGACCCTGTTGAACCAGGCATTCTTCGCGTTGCGGCGAGACCCCTTTGTCCTGTCCTTGGTCTTTCACACGGATACGACCGTGACACTCAATGCAGTGGCCAAGTCTCTGCGGGAAACGCTCCATCGTCATTTGGTACCGCCGACCCCTAACCTGGCTGAGGTGCCGCTGGACACACTTGCGGGTAAGCTGATTCTGGTCTCGGGTCCCGAAACACGCGGGTCGGACTTGGAGCCACTCGTCACTCTGTCGTGGGGCGACTCGGGACTGCGTCGTCTCGACTACGCTCGTGCGCTCCATCCTCGCGACCCCGAGGAGCTGAAGCAGTTTGCGGCACATAATTTGGTCTTGGTCGTGCCCGACAAGTCCAAAGGTGTGTATGCAGGTGACAACGACATTGTCGCGTCAGGATGCCAGTGGAATCTGGCAGGAACAGGAGCTGGATTCATTGAACGAGCGAGTGTGTAACATTTTCGTGCTGAACTAACAAAATGGCGAACCCTTGGCTCTCTCACGTAAAGTCAACAATGGCGGACATGAAGCGCAAGGGCACGTACAAGAAGGGTATGGGCCTGTCGCAGGTCATCAAGGCGGCGAAGCTGACCTACAAGAAGTCGTCGTCCTCTAGCAAGAAGACCCGCCGCAGCGGCCGCAAGGGGCGCAAGAGCCGCAAGGGCTTCATGGGAATGATGGAATAAGCGTCCACACAACATAGAGTGTAATCAAGAACCAACTCCACATATACACTTGAAGACACAGGGATGCACGCTCATACCTCTGTTTTGCCAAGTAGCTCTCGGTGCGAAACCCGATGAGTCCGGTGGTGGTCCCGCTTTCCTCCTCGTTGTTTTCGGCAGGTGGTGCTGCGATCATTCTTACTAGAACACCCGCTCTTGTAGTAAGCCACACGCCTCACGTACGCCTTGAATGACGGGATATTTGGGGACATGGCCTTCAGCAGTCCGTACATCCACCTGAGGTAGGCGCGCTGAGAAGACAGTGCAACCTCGTGCTCCTCAATGTAGTCGGCAAAGACCGTGCGGTAGTCGTCAAATGGGAACACCTTGGCTAACGCGTGCATAAAGGTGCGTTGCGTCGCCATGTTCGTCTTCTCGGGCTTGAAGTTGTAGGCAACCGCCATCAGGAAGTCGCGCCCAGGGACCTTGGTGGGTTTCATGGCCATGTACTTGGCCTTGACCTGTTCAAACTTCGGGTCGGGGCCAGGGTTCACCACCTTTGGGTCGTCTGCGCACTGGGTCCGCAACTTGTTGTTCACCATGTTGTGGATTTCGTAGAGCCATTTGCCGGCGCCCGCGGAGGTGTCGGAGCCTGCAAGGCGGAGCGGGTGGTCGTGGACGTACTGCGTGGTGCTGGCGCGGCAGTACTTGCAGGGGAGAACGTCCTTCATCTGGTTCAGTACATCGTCGGGATGAGGTGAACGAAACGCAATTAAGTGGAAGAGCTCCCACCCACTCGGTCCCCAAAACCGTGTGTCCATTGTGTCTACTTAACATCTTTCTGGACGAGCCACGCGGCAATCTGAATGGCCATGGCGGCATCGGAGACAGGGTTGTGGGCCTTGCCGATGGGAAATGCCTTCTTCAGTCCAGCGTCCAGCTCCTTCTTGATGCAGTCGTATGTGCCCTCCAGCTTGGCCGTCTTGCACCGCTTGGTGAACTCGGGATTGTGCTTGGCAATGTCCATGATACCCAGAGGCACCTTGAACGTGAACCCGTGCGCAGCGCAGGCAGACTTGATGGCCTTCAGGTCCATGTCTCCCTTCACCACCACCACTGACTCGCCAATCAACTTTGCGAACCCCTTCAACCACGACGTGGGCTTCAGATGGGGCTTGACCTTGGAGTCGGCAAAGTAGACGTCTACAATGTCCTTGTCGCCCAGAAACTCGGGTGCAGACCGCTCTGTCTCCTCCAAGAGGTCCAGCGACTCGGCGGTTGCGGGTGTGGTGGTGGAGAACTTGGACGACACGCGGTTGAGTTGACCTGCGGGTGGGGGCAGAACGACAAAGAAGGGGGCTGAACGCGTCCACGAGTCTCCAGTGCGCGTCAAGTGGTAACCACCCACCTCCCGAGGAAGGAACGCCTCTCCCTTGTGCCAGAACTCGCAATCAAACGCCAGCAAGGACGCGTGTTTTCCAGCAAGCAAGTCTAACGCCGCACTGCGGAGCTTCATTGTACTGATACCTAAAAAGAATGTAGACACAGAACAAATGCTTGATACACGCGACATTATCATCTTGACAGCTGCGTTCTACCTTGGCAGCGTCGTGTCCAAGTTCTTTAGTTCCCTTACCGACGGCGTTATCACCCCGCTGTTGGCCCCCGCCATGTCGGCTGAAAAGGGCGTGTCTGCGTTCGCCATCAAGGTCGGGTCGGCGAACCTCAAGATTGGTCAGGTCGTCATTGACCTGCTCAACCTGATTGTGTCGTTCGCAATTGTGGTCTTCACCATCGGCCTCCTGCGGACCTACATCCTGACTCGCATCGGCGCCCGCCGTGGGGGCCTCCAGCGCGAAGAATAAAAGAGGAATGAGTAATAATGGGTGCATCAACGTCAAGCCCTGCTACTGGCGACTCGTTCTATAGTAAGTTTACTGGGTTCTTCAGGATGCCTGGGTCAACGGCATCCGCCGCGCCTGCGTCTGGAACCCAGCCTGCGTCTGGGACCGCATCCACCACCCCGCCTGCCATGGGTGGTCGTCACCGCACGTACCGGAAGAAGTCCAAGTCTAAGCGTCGCCGAGCTGGAAGGAAGTCCACCCGCCGCTAGGCACCTTGCCGTGAGCCGCCTCCAGGCGCTTCTTCAGCTCTGCGCTTGATGCGCCAACTCCAAAGCGCTGAATGTCGTTTGCACGCTTCCACTCGTTGAACATAATCAGAACCGCAGTCCATGTAACCGATGCACGCTCGTCGCCCGCAGGCGGGGGCGTGGTGGACACGTGGACCTTCTCACGGAGGAACTTGGCGATCGCGTCATTGTCCTCCTTGTAGTCACTCGTATACGCCATTACCTTGCTCGGAGGCTGGAGACGCCGGTGCCCGTTACCCTCCTTGAAGACGTGGACCAAGTAGGACAGGAAGCAGGTGGCCCATTCCGTCGATACGACCTTGTGCTGGATGGACTCGTCCATCAGCTTCTCGTGGGACTTCGTTGGGCTCACCACGAACTTGTTCGGGAAGTCCACCACGACCAGACGGCGCCACGTACCGCCATCTGTCGTGTTAATCACGGGCTTGTCGTTGCACGAGAAGAAGAAGCGGAACTGCGGAATGAACTCCACCATCTGCTTGGACCCGGCATACAAGTCGCGGCAAATGACAGGCTCCGACGACGTCAACTCCTTGAGATAGCCGCTGTTGAATGCCGCACCCTCATCGGGCTCAGCCATCGTTGCCAGGCGCTTGCCCTTCAGCCTCATCAAATCTGGATTCGCAGCACCCGTCTTGCCGCGACCCTGTGTCAGCATCGTCACCGAGGCCTTGGTCGCGTAGTCACCCATCGCCTTCATCATCAGGTTCATGAGCATGGACTTGCCGTTGGAGCCGTTACCCGTGAGGATGTGGAACTTCTGCGCCTCGTTGCATCCCGACAGCGTTGTGGAGAGCACCGCAAGAGTATAGAACCGAATGTCGGGGTCAGGCAGTACATCGTGGATGAACCTGTCCAGTTCACCCCAGCACTCGTGGTCGTAGTATGGCTTGCTGGGGTCATAGTCCAGGTTGGTGGAGAAGGAGATGTAGTCCTCTGCCTTTCCATCGCGGAACTCCATCTTCAGCGTATCCAGAACGCCATTGTTGAAGGCAATCAGATTGTGGTTCTCGTCCACCTTGGTCGCAAACTCCTCATCCAGGAACAGCAGACGGGCCATCTTCATCACGTTCTCCGTGAAGCTCACGGTCTTGAGACGATTCCGCACCTGCATGTACTTCTTCTTCTCGTCGTCCTTCTTGCACATCTCGCACGCCGGGTTCTTCTCTGCCTTTGTGCATGAACACGGGTCTGTGTCCAACATCTCGCGCGAGACCTCGGCCTCAGCTCGCAAGAAGTCCTTGGCAATCTCGTTGGACAGGCGGCACTGCAGCGACACACCCTTGTCCGTCTCCTGCCATGTGTGTCCGCGGAACCGATACCACGCCGAAGCACTGAAGCGGGCACACTTGAACTCATCGCGGTACCGAGCGTGGACCACGAGTGCAACATCGTGCTCCGTCTGCGATACGGAGGCCTCCTTGATGAGACGACTGATGTTCGTCTTCTCAATCTCCATGTAGGTCTCGGAGTTGTCCATGCGCGACCAACCCAACAGACTGGGCGGTCCGAGCCGCGCGCCATCATTGCGGAAGCCGAACCCGTTCCACTTGGCGATGGTCTCTCGAGCATTGTAGCGCTCGTCCTGCGCAGAGAAGTCAAGCCACACTGCTTCCAGGTCGGGGTGGATATTCTTCAGGCAGATGCCCAAGTCAATCCAGAGCTTGTAGTCCTTGTAGCGCTGCTCACCCAAATTGGATACGTGAGCTGAGTAGTACTTGAGCATCACCTCCGACAGGGGCTGCTGGTACGCTCCATGTCCAGGCGACTCGCCGCGCGACCCAGCCTCGCCTCGGGCCGCAGGACGTCCGCGGGCTGGAGTCACTGCGCGTCCGCCCGAGACCTTGGACGGCTCCTCAGATTGACGGACAGCCTCCTTTGCGTGCTCCGTCAATGGAGTCTCCTGGGACGGGCTGGACCGAACAGAGAACTTCTTCACCAACTCGGGCGTGACGTGAATGGGTACATCGTCGTCAATGCTGACTTCACCCGTCTCAGCCACCCAGTCAATGATGTACTTGAACTCATACGGTGCACCCTCTGCCTTGCGAGAACCAAGGAGGGTCCAGTTGGACGTGTGTGTCAGCGGAGACGGGTCATAGACCTTCTTCCAGTCGTCCTTCAGCTTCTCCTTCAGTCCTGGGAAGAACGTGTCCATCTTCGGGAGCAGGATACGGCGGACCTCCTCCTCCACATACCGATTGGTCTTCAGTGTAGGAATGACCAAGTGGACTCCCGACTTGGAGCGGTCGCCCTTCTTCTCGTAGGTCGGTGCGGGCTTCTCCATCACAAAGACCTCCACACTCTTCTCAATCACCAGCAACTTCTTCACCTCCGCCATATACGCCTTGGTGAACTCAACCACCTGCTCGCGCGTATGCTGATGCTCCTCAACCTCCTTGCCGTAGATGAAATCCAGGTCGACGCGGAGTGCACCAATCCGCGTGCTCTTCTCGGTCAGGGTCAGGTACCCGAACTGACGGAGATGGTCGCAGTACAATTTGTAGAACTCAGGCTCGTCGTCTTCGTCGATGAGATACGTGCCAGAGACCGTGCCACCGAGCATGAAGTTGTGGGTGCCGCTTCCACTCCCCTCCTCTGCACGACGTCCCTCGCGTTTCTTGCCGGAATCGGTCTGCTTACCCGTGCCCTGCAGGAAGCGAACAAACTGAGAGTCGGGCATCCTGTTTGAATAGGCCGACAAGAATCCAAGTCCGATTGGTCCATTTTTAACGCACGAATGTGGGAACGTAGAATTGGTATGTGCTTAGAAATGGATAGCGTTTCTCTAGGCCAAAAGACAAGCAATGAAGTTCTGCGCCAAGTGTTCCAACTTTCTGTACGACATTGTGGAACGGGAGGCAGAGGGGCGTAAGGGTGCATTCCTCAAGTGCCGCTCATGTCCGTATGAGGAGCCGATTGTCAAGGAGAACCCTGTGGTCTACGAGCATGACCTGAAGCAGGACACGTCCGTGCAGTACTCCATCAACCCCTACCTGAAGTACGACTCCACGCTGCCTCGTTTCAAGACCATGGTGTGCCCTAACCAAACGTGCCCGACACGGGGCAAGGAGTCTGACATTGTCGGAATCAAGTTGGACCCCGTCAATGTAGTCTGGATGTATCAGTGTGCGGTTTGCGATGAGATGTGGAAGCAGAGTGCGCGGGGTGTCTGAGGAGCGGAGCGACGTGTCTGAGGAGCGGAGCGACGTGTCTGAGGAGCGGAGCGACGTGTCTAGATAGAAGGACGACCCAACGGCGGCGGGCGGCCCGTGTCCACAGACCCCGGAACGTACTTCATGTTTCCAGCCTGGCCGCTGGTGGACACCGTGGACAGATTTTTAGGATTGTTCACTCGTCCGTAGCCAGTGTAGGGGCGCACACGACCCAGTGCAGTGGACACCAGCGTTGTCTGCCTGGGCGTGATGACCAACGATGCCTGACTTGCAAACAACTGCGCATTCAGGACCGAGGATGTCGCATAGGGTTGGGCAGACGTTTGAATCGTCGTGGGCACACGACCATTCGTATATGCGGCATTGGCCGCCTTCAGTTTGACGAAGTTGGTGTAGTCAGATGCGGACAAGGTCGGCATTTGTGACTAGGCCAGATAAACTCTTCCGTTGAACCGCGGGCTCTTGATGATGGGGTCGCGGAGAATCGTGTCCCTGACGGAGGACACTGCACCCGCACGCACTGTAGGAGCTATCAAAGTCCTGTCCGCCCACTGGTAGACGCGCGACTGCTTGGAGGGGTCCAGTGTAATGGTCGCATTGATACGTCGGGCACGTGTAAAGTCAGACGCATCGGCAGGGCGTGTCGGCATTTATTGAAAACGAAAGAAGATACCTTGAAGACAAGAGAGAGCATGTCCGACCACCCTGAAGTCAAGCCTGTGTTTCGTCCTGAGGTTGTGGAGGCCCTGAAGGTCGCGCGTATCACGCAGCCGTACTTCACCAAGTACGAGTATGTGGACATGCTGGCCGCGCGGGCACAGCAGATTGCGGACGGCGCCAAGCCCCTTGTGGGGTTGGAGGGTCTCAAGACGTCTGACCCAATGTTCCTCTGGAACGTGGCCAGGCGGGAGATTGAACAGCGCAAACTGCCGTTCATGGTGCGTCGGCAACTTCCAAATGGGACGTCGGAGTTCTGGAGTGCTCAAGAACTAGAGCTGAGTTGGTAATCAGCAGAGCAAGTGCGCAGGCCATGGAGGCAACATAGTGGAGACTGACATGATACGGAGTCGCCTGGTCCACGTCGGGGTTCCACACCAAGTCCTTTTTGATGTAGCCGTAATAGAACATGAAGAAGCAGTAGCCGACACCGCATGCGTAGGTGAACATCGTGTAGTCGCGCTGGGACACCAGCGGCAGGATGGATGGAACCATGCTGTTCGCCGTGACAAAGTCAATCCAGAAGACTACGGGGTGCTTGGTCAGGTGGTAGGTGACGGAGACGACTGTGACGCCAGTATGGTACCAGACTCGCATCGTGTCTCCACATCTCCATGCTGCCCAGGTGGGCATCATGAGAAACAAACTAGAGGTGGCTAGCCAATAGTTTGCCTTCATTAAACGTTTACCGCACCAGCCATTAAAATGGAGAAGGCGGACAGGGACGAGTGGACCCAGTGCAAGCTGGCATGCCACGTAGTTGCCACGGATGGGTCCGGGTCCCATGCTAATATAGAGTGAGAATGTCCGTAGTGGTAGACAGTCAGTCCATACCCGAGAAAAGCAAAGTACGGGGACAAGGACCAGGGTAACCATTGCAGGGTTGTACGCGTTGCTGCCAACACGCACATGTTTGCAAAGACCATGTCTGCCAACAAGATTTCGGGATACAAGGGTTTGGTTCCATGGTGAAGGATAGAGAAGACGAGGCATCCGCCTGTGATGGCGGCGGACACGTATTCTTTGGTTGCAAGGTAGGCCCCCGTGGGAAGCAACATGGAGAAACTGGACAACACCAAGCGCGGGTTAGGTTCCATTATTAGTTGCCTGAAAGACGTTGGAGGTCTTCTTCCGAAGGCGGGAACAGCAGCTGGGTATTGGACGCCGTCGGGGGTGCATACATGGTGGGGGTCTCGTGCTTCACTGTACCGTTGGCCATGGCCACATCAATGGAATTCTCGGAGAAGCGCTTGGTGTCGGGGTCATACGTGGACTGGAACTGGCCCGCATTCCCGAAGATGTAGCCGAACAGAACCACAATGACCACTGCAAACAACAGGACGCCCCACGTACGAAGCTTTGGGACCTTGAACTTCATTACTTGTTTGACTGGAAAAAACGGAAGCAGCTCAACTAGTAAGACAGTCAAGCATGGACTTTCCGATTCCTATCCGCTGCTACACATGCAACCTCCCCATTGCAGGCAAGTGGCTGCGATTCCTCGAGCTAATCAAGGAGTATCGCCGCGAGGACGGGCGCCCTGAGGATGCCCAGATTCTGTACTTGACCCATTCCACCACTGTCACTGCAGAAGGACGGGCCATGACGGACCTTGGACTGACCCGCGAGTGCTGCCGTCGTCACTTCTTGACGCATCCGGGCGTATGAGCGGAAGTGTGTGTAATTTCTGGGAGAAGATGTAAGGATGTCTTCCTACAGTGAATACCTCAACCGCATGAAGCAGCGGCTTCCGAACATCGTGGACACCCGCCCCCACCGCGATGCCAGCCACCAGACCGAGATTGTCCGCATGCTGGCAGCCTCGGGCAACTACGAGACGTTGGTCCCCAATACAGCCTGCACGGTTGTGCTGAACGCTCCGGCCACATCAACTCCTGCGAGCACGGTCTACGGTGGTGGCCACACGGTGCAGGATGCCTCTGCTTTTTTGTCGTATACTGCAGGCAGTGCCCTGTCGGGTGGAGAGAGGCGAATCAACGCCAAGCCCTCGCAGATTACAAAGACGTGCTACACGTCGGCGACGGTCCCTGAACTGCAGGACCAGTTGGCGGGCACGGCACGAGTCGGGAGCGTGGACCGCACGGTCTATGCCAACCGCCAAGGCTACAAGACCACACCGAACGGCAACTGCTGCCCGACATGCAAGAAGGTTACACTTGCGTCGACGTGCTCGGCGTGCGCAGGCAGACTGCCCCTGCCCAACAACGGACTTGGGTACAAAAACACTTACCAATACCCTCGCACAGTAACATAATGCTGACCGTCTACACATACCCCATCCCGAAACCAGCAGATGTGTTTGACCTGTCGGAGACTCCACTGGAGCAGCTGGCAGACACGGCCACTGCAATCTTGACCCACCACAAGACAGCCGTTATTTGGTTCGGCTATCTTGAAGGGTGGATGTTGACGCCAATGGAAGAGGTACGCCTTCGCAAGGTCATTCGCGCATTCCCTTGCATTGCAGTGTCTCGAGTCCCGCTGTCCTTTTCGAATGCCTGGAAAATGGAAATCGATACCATTTACACAGCTTCACCTCATGGACACTCCGACTCTGACGACAATGGTGGTCTTGCACACGCTGGACGTGAAGTTCAACACGACAACCCTGTTGGAGTCCTTGCCTCTGACGAGCGCGTTAATCAAGATAGAGAAGCAGGGGTCCCCGATTCGGGGCTCAAGCAAGCGGGACCTCATCAAGCGACGAAGCAAGAAGGCAGCCCCAAAGCGGACAACGGGGTTCGGACATAATTCCATCACGATGGTGGTGATGAGCGACGGAGACGGAACGCTCTTGCGCAAGGAGATTACAGTCAAGGTCTTCCAGAACGGCGTGTTTCACATCACGGGCGTTCTGGACGAGAGATATGACCGCGATGTCATGAGTATCTTGGGCGGGCATATTCGTACGACCTGCCCTGCGGCCGTCGTGGATGGAACGTGGGACACCAAGAGCAGGCGTGTGGTGCTGATGAACTACAAGACACGGCTGACGACAACTGAGAGCCTGTCTCGTGAGAAGTTGTACGCGGGACTGCGGGCAGCAGGGGTCAAGACGGATTACGAGCCTGCAGTGTACCCCGCAGTCAAGATTTACTTCCCCGAGACCAAGTGGATTGCCAAGGTGTTCCGCACCGGCAACATTATCCTGACGGGCATGACGGCTCATGAGGAATGCGTTCGGTTGGTGGCTGCGTTGAAACCGCTTATAGATTCTGTGGCTACTTCTCATAATGTCGCAACAGCAAGCACGTGAGTTGACGCCTGCCGAGGTCGCCGCAGGTGAGGCGCATATCACCGCCACCGAGCTGAAGGCCACCGAGATTCAGGCCCTCGTCCGTAACATGGACCACTCCAAGAAGAAGTGGCGCCACCTGCGCCGCGAGGAGTTCATGACCAAGATGGAGCAGGAGAACTCTGTTTTGTATTACAACTATCCCAGCCTGTGGCAGATGCACGCCGAGGACCGTCTGGATTCCACGTTCTTTGAGATGCTGGCCATGAAGCGGAAGGTGGAAAAGGGTGAAATCACTCCCGAACAGGCATCCGTCGTCGTAGGCAAGAAGCTCTACGAGAAATTCATTCCGCAGGTTACGGAGAATGCGCCGCCTGTACCGACCATGTCGTATGAGGACTACTACAAGCAGTTCGGACCTAGCCGTTAACCATACCGCGCCCGCATCTCCGCATACGTCATCGGCACATCCTTGAACTTGGCCAGCGACCCGAACTGCTGCTTCAGGGTCATGATATTGTCCTCGCGGGTAGCGGGAACAGGGAGCTCCATCTCTGCCTCTAGTAACGGCTTGGTCTCAATGCCCACACCTGTGGCGGCACATCCCGCGTCCACAAAGGACTCGAGCGTCGTGTTGGACTCCATGCGCTTGAAGATGTCACCAATGGTCTTGATGCCCTCTACGAGCTTGGGCAGGGGTGTACCAGGGCGGGGTGGCTGCACGGGATTACCAGAGATATCCATCTTTACCTTGTAGGGGGGTTTCGTTTTAAGTCTATCCAAAAGGAAAATGACGCCAATCCTCGCAGAGTTTCTCGGCACCCTGCTGTTGATTGGAACGATTTCGTATGTGGGTACCCCGCTGGCCATTGGCGCATCCCTCGCGGTTGCTGCCTACTTCTTCGGCCCTATCTCAGGTGGTCACTTCAACCCCGCCGTGACGCTGTGGGCATTCTTGTCCAACAAGGTCAGCCCTAATCGCGCAATGATGCACGTGGCCGCTCAGCTCCTGGCTGCGGTCGCCATCTTCGCATTGAAGGCGTCAATGTAGTTCGCAAAGTCCTCCGACATCTCACGCGCACTGATGTGCGGGTGCAGCCACTTGGACGCCTCCAGAAGGCTGACGTCATCCTCACCGATGTGCTCGGTCAGCACCTTATCAATGCGGTAGTGAACAGCCAGCGGGCTACGGTGAAGGGCATTGGCCACCTCGGTGACATTCATGTTATCGTGGCGGAGCATGTTCACCATGTTGCGCTCCTCCTGCTGAGTCCAGCGCTCTCCATTGTTGGAGACGTTGTTGCGAACCGAGACCTTGAGCGACTCACCGCTGAAGTCAAGGACACGGGCGACGGGGACGGCACGGGCAACGGCATTCTTCTGGAAGCGAGTGTATGCAGGCATCTTGGTATGAGGTGGAGTTCCACCTCCTACCAAGTTTCCGTTTTTACGGTGCCGCAGGGAGGAATTGAACCTCCGACCTACCGCTGTTTCACAATCAATACAAAGCGGGTGCTCTACCACTGAGCTACGACGGCTGGGGTGGGGGTTACACGAAATGGGATTCGAACCCATGAGCTTGCGCAGCAGGTCTTGAATCTGCCTCCTTAACCACTCGGACATTCGTGTGTACGGGCCTACGGGCTGTGGGGATCGAACCCACGAGGTATGAACCAGCAGATCTTAAGCCTGCCTCCTTAACCACTCGGACAAACCCGTGTTCCATCATGATTCAGTCTGACTTTTGTTCCGTCCTCCTGCACCTCATAGATAAACCACGCATAGTCTACGAGCATGCCCTTGAACTGATAATGCGATACGACATCCTCGTATGCATCTGCGAAGGTCTTGTATCCGGAGTAGACCTGCCACTTGGTCTCGTCGGGCTCATAGACGGCGCGGTACACGATGCAAAAGGAGCTCATTGTATAGATGGGGCTATTGTGTGAAAATACCGCATGCGGGGATTGAACCCGCGACTATCGGCTGGCATGCAACGCATAAAAGGCCGATGCTCTACCTTCTGAGCTAATGCGATACATAAGACCGATGCTCTACCACTGAGCCAATGCGGCATTGAAAATGGATTCGTACTGGTCAAGATAGTTTGTCTTGGGGGAGTTCAAAATGTCTCTTCTTCGCTTCATCCACCACGCGCCCGTGGGCGCGCCCACCTACCTTGACCTTCTGCCCGTTGACGTTCTCCGCTGCTTCATCACCCCTTTCCTCGGCTGGGAGGACCGCATCCATCTCAACATGCTGACCCCTCCGGGTGACCGCACGCCTCCAGACAAGATTCCCAAGGACCGCCTCGCTGCACACCAGTTGAAGCTGTCCATCGTAGCAACAACAGAAAAGATAAAGAAATGGGACACCACGTCGCGCACGCGTGGAATGTCACAGCAGCGAAAGATCGACGCCCTGCTTGATGTTCTGCGCACCCTCAACAAAGGGCACAATATGATTGTGGCCCAGTACTCGCAGCGGCTTCATGACACAATAGGCCAAAAGATGGTGGAGTTCTCGGACCCCGCCAACCTGCGGCGCATTCGGCTGCTTGCACAGCGGCACGAACTGCAGGTGGCTGTTCAGGTTCTGCTCGAGAAGATGGCCGCAAACCCGTACTCACACGAGGTGAGACCCAAAAAGTGGCTCCGTGAGCGAGTGACACAAAACGAAACCTCCCTTGTCTACGCAGCGGAGTACGAGGGAGGCGAGCGAGTCTTCCGCAGGCAAGGCGACATCTACACCGAGTGGGAATAAACCAACAAAAAATTCAATTCGTTATTTACTTTTGGTTTGATACGCTCAGCGGGAATCGGACCCGCGCAAACAGATTGGAAATCTGTTAGTCTACCACTAACTTATGAGCGTGGGTGTTAGAGGTACTCGGAATCGGACCGAGGTCAACGGGTCGCTTGAACAAGTCGGGCTTTGACCCCGAGACCTTTTCCGTGTAAAGGAAACGCTCTTCCACTGAGCTACTCGTCCTATCAAAGCCCGCTGTGCTAACCACTGCACCATACCTCTGGGATTCCCGTGCCGGGAGTCGAACCCGGGCCGAGGCTGTGAAAGAGCCCTATCCTAACCACTAGACCACACGGGAGTCGGGCCGCTGCCCACGTGTTGTAAGTAATGTCCCTCTAAGCCTCTGCCTTCTCGCCCCGGAGCTCTGTCCTGAGCTCCATGAGCATCTTGCCCATCCAATTCTGTCCCTTCCACTTTCCCTCTTGTGCCGGCTTCGTGTCTGCCGATGTCCCAATGCCCCAGTAGCTATCCCGCGCATTGGCCTCTGCCAGAACCCTGTCTTTTGTCGCCAAGAGCTTCTCCAGCATCTCGGTGTTTTTGGGGTGAGTGAACTTTGCACGCAGCGCCTTCCGCATGACCTCGTCCTTGAACCCGCGTCCGGGCGCAAGGCCGTTCCACTGCGCGCCATCAAAGTCCTTCACCTTTTTGCCAATCGCCTTGGCTGACTTTGCCTCCGTGAACGGCTTTCCCTTCGGAGGTGTCAGCATCTTTGTAGCCGCAGCCTCGTCCTTGAACAACTTTGCCTTGGACCACTGGAAGTAGTGCTCGACAGTGGGGAACGTGACGCCGTCAATCTCAAATGGCGCCACGTACATGTTGCTCAAGAACCTATACTCGGCGAGCTTCTCGTCACCCATGAAGAAGAACACCGGCTTTGCAGCTTCCGCTTCCTCTGGCGACTGGACCGCCTCAGCGGGAACTTTCACCTTGATGACCTTCTTCTTCCTCGGAGCCTTTGGCTCCTCAGTCGGCGCCGCTGCTGCCTCTGCGTCCTGTACGGTGGGAACCTCAATGGATTCCTCTTCCTCAGGAGGCGATGGAGGCGCAGGGGTCTCGACCTTGTTGAAGATGAAGGTTCGGTGAAGGAACGAGAAGGCCTGCTGTTCCTGTGTGAGGGTAATCGCAGTCTGCTGCGAATAGTACTCCTGAAACAGCTGGGTCGACTCAAGTTCATATCCCGCCTCCTTCAGCAGCTCAGTCACCCGTTCAAAGGGCACCAGTGCTTCTTGGACGGGCTTCTCAAAGCTCTCCAAGTAGACGCGCAGAGTCTGTCCAAACTCTGGGCGCCACGCGTCGCCGTCCGGGTATTCCTTGGTGAACTCACCAAATACCTGGCCGTCGGCGCGGAAGATGTGGTTCTTCTTGCCAAGGAGGAGCGCGTAGACCGCCGCTCCATCCATGCACGTACCGAAGAACCGCTTCTTACCATGTACCTTCAAGTTTTCTGTAAACGCCCTGAACGCCTCCTCCGACACGCAGGCGTAGTGGATGGCGAACTGACAGGAAATGTCGTCAAACTCCTTCAGGTCATGGAACTGCTGGAGGTACGCTGTGGGTGCAGGGTCCGCACCTGCAAGGATGCGCGTGTATCGGTCGTCCGACTCATACAGCGGCTTGGTCATGTCACCCACCGCCAGCAGCATAGGCGGAAGCTTGTCGCAGCTCGGCTTCTCGGAATCCCGCAGGTAGCGGACGTAGGCACCCTGCCGACTGGACGTCAGATTGGACTCCGAGATGTCAAAGCCCACCACCAGCTTGGGCTTGGACCGCTTCCACTTCAGCATGTCTCCGGCACGTCCCACCGCCAGCTCTAGCAGCGTGTCTCCGGGCTTGATGCACGTTTGGTACAGCTGCTCCTTGACCCGATTGTGGAAGGAGTACACGTCCTTCAGAATGCGGTCGCGAGCATCCAGATTGTCGCGGTAGTACAGGTCGTCCTCTGCAAGGTCGTCCACAGTCTGCGATGCGGGGTGGCGAATCATATCCTCCGTGATGGGCACGTGGATGTTGGTCCAGATGGACTCAGCCACCGCAATGTCGTTACCAAACTGCGGCTCACCCAGCACGCGGTACTGGTAGGTCTTGTCGTGACGGGTCCGCAGAACGGTCCAGTGCGCCGTCTCCGTGTTGTATGCGCACTCCACAATCGTATTGTCCTCAATGCGATTTCCCGCCTTGTCCACAGGCACACCCTTCTCCAGTCGCAACGCAATGATGTTCGCATCGGGCTTGCGGGGCACGGCAGGCTGGAAGGGAGACGGAGCACGGTCGCGGGTCTCGGCAATGCGCTTGAGGTCGGGCGGCATCACAGGCGGTGTGTACTCACCCGTCAGTGTCTCGCGGGGATACAGAATGTCGGAGCCGCGGTTGCGGGACACATACAGAGTACCCTTGAACACATGGGACTTCAGCACCGTATCGTAGCTCTCTCCTGGCTTGTAGCGAAGCAGGAAGTCAATGCTGTTCTGGTCGGCGGGCTTCCACTTGTACACGCGCAGCCACGTGTTGCCACGACGGTCTTGCATTGGAGCCACGGGGGTGGCCTTTGGCGTGAAGACCAGCCCGTCTGTGGGGTAGCCGAACTTGGTGTCCAGCAGGGTGTTGATGGCCTGCTCCATCACAGGGCCGTCTCCCGCGAAGAACACCTTGGTCTCAATCCGCAGCGGCTTCTGGCTCGGAGCCGTCACAAAGTCGCTACCAAGGTCCTTGACGAACTCCCGAGCACAGCCGAGGCGGCTTGTGGTCGTCAGGTCCTCATCCGTCAGCATCAGCGGCAGACGGGTCGTGTTCTTGCCTCGGAAGGAGTAGACATCAAAGATGCAGAACAGATTCAGGTCAGGCAGGTACTCGCCATCCAGCACGTCGCCGACGTGAACATCCTTGGTGGTGGTCAGGCCAGTCCACGAGATGCCCATGTTCGGGGTCACGCGAATGACCCGCTTGTCCGAGGCCACAACCAGAAAGCAGCGGTCTCCGTCGGCCTTGTTCGTAACCGTGTACCCCTCCAGGATAGAGTTGGGGCACACCTTGCTCATGTGGCGACGGTCCATGGTCACAGGGTTGATGAACTTGAACCCCAGGCGCTGGAAGCCCATGCGGTAGTTCTCCACATCCGACTTGGTCAGCAGAAAGGGCGTACCCTGAAAGGCCTCCAAGACAAGCGTCACGTGGCGGAACAGGGAGTCCACGATGGTCTTGGTGGGTGCCTTGCGGTCAAGCACCTCCAGCTCCAGCTCGTAGACGGGCGGTGCGCGCATCACCTCGTGCAGGCTGCGCATGCCCCGCGTGCGAGACTTGACGAGCGAGAAGTCAAAGCGCAGCAGGCCGTCCAGCGTAGTCCACGAACGGCGGTGGATGATGCGGACGTGGGCGGTCGGGTCCATGGGTGCGCCTGTGAAATCACGGCGCAGCTCCTCCTCGCGGCGGAGGGTGAAGCGGATACCGAGGTCGGGGAGGTCCACCAAATCGGACTCCGACCCGCGGCCCTCAAAGTAGCGGGTCTTGCGCTCAACGAGCAGTTTGGTTCCGCGGAAGTTTCCTGTAGAGCAGACCTTGTAGATATTTGCAGACTGTGTGACGACGACCCGAACATTGTCGGGGTACGAGAAGACGGCGCGGTGTTCCTCAGTTGCAGAGCCAGTTGACATGGATGAGATGACTCCAGCGATGCGGTCGGCCACATCCTTGGTCTTGATTTGGCTGGGAAGAACCTTGCATTCAAGCTCGGCTTGAGGGTCACGAGAGACGTAGTTGGCAAGGGCCGTAATGGCCGAGCGTTGGGTCTCCATTTGCCCTTGTTAATAGGCTGGATTCTCTTTATCCATTTTTTACCATCGTCTTCCGCACCACATCGTCTGCGTCCATCCGCTTTCGCTGGTCAAGGTAAAAAGCAACCATCTTCTCCATCTCCATCATACAGCTGTCGCTCAAGACTTCAGAGGACACCAAAACGCCCGTCTGCGTCTTGGTGTAGGATTCAGTGTGGTGCTTAATGACTGCGAAGACCTGCGCGTGCTCATGCGGGTCCAGGAGGTCCAGCTGGTCCCGGAGCTTTTCCTTGCGCGCTCGGTTCATTTGTAGTAACAGCAGGCTTTGCGATGACCCTCCTCTTCCGCGGGGCCACGGGCACCTGCTCTTGCGGGACCACTACCTTGCGCTCCACATCCGCCGCCGCATTGCTGGTGGATGCGGCCAACAGCGGCTCCTCAGACGCCACCGCCTTCTCCGCTTCAGCCTTTTGCGCATTGACCACCTGCTTCAGGTGCCCAAGAACCACGATAGAGTCGTCGCCCTGCTGGAAGCGAGACCCCTTGACCTCAAACTCCACCTCCTGACCCTCCTTGATATCTTCGAACGAGGCATCACCAAGGTGGAGGTCGCGAGGCAACAGCACCTTCATCGGAGACACCTCTGCGTGGAGACCAATCTTGGACCGCAGCACGACAGGGGCACGAAAGACCTGACCTGGGTGGGGCATGCAAATGTCGGCCTGAAACTTGACGGAGTAGTCCAATCCACCGTGGATGAGATTGACACGTCCAAGTGAGTGGTCCACCACCGTGATGCTCCGAGACTGCACAAAGCCCTCGGGAATGCAGACACCCTCATACTTGGCGCGCAGCTGGGCCATCAAGCTGACCTGAATGTTTCGCTGAATGTGCTGGGCGGGAATGTGAACGGAGCGAACCAATGCACGACGCTCAAAGATTGGCGCAAGCGGCTCCATGCAGGTACGTTGTCTTTACTTGCCCTTTTTCGTTTTTGGTTTAGCCGAGAGGATGGTTTCCATCTCTTCAGGGGTATACCAGACCACCTTCGGGTCTGGGTCCTGCATCTGTGTGCGCAGGAGCAGTTCAGAGTAGATGCACCACGTCTCCTTGTTCGTCTTGGCGACGTCAGCCGGCACACCCGCGCCCGTGCGGTCCACGAACTTGGCCAAGGCAAGCACTGCGTCCTTCTTGTTCTCGCCCGTGCCGCACACAATGGGAACGTCGCGCTTCTTTCCTGCTTCGCGCACCGGTGTCTCGCCTTCCATCTTGAATCGGCTCATGGTCAATTTGCCGTCCTTCATGGACGCGAATATCTTGGACTTGTTGGCATCAAAGTGGGCCAACAGGTCCTCCGTCCACTTGGTCACAGCCGTCAGTGGCTCACCAGGCGGCACTTCAGGTGGGTCATACGTCTCGTGTCCGAGCACAAGGATGTCGGTGGCGGGCACTGTTAACCTTGAACTGAACTGCGTCGTCTGCCCCGACCGCAGGTAGAGCACCTTCTGTGCATTGGTGATGGAGTGGTCAAATGCGTATCCATCCAGAACCGCAGCGTCAAAGCGGTCCACGGGGAACGGAAACTCGCGCATCTGCGAAAGGTCGGGCGCATCGGTGACGGCGGGTTTCGGTGTGGCCTCCACGTCGGGCAGGGGGACATCCGACCGTTCAGTCGACTGTGTGGTGCGCTCCACCAGCGTGCCGTTGGAAACACCGATAGGAGCCAAGGCGTACAAGTCTCCCCGGGATTCCAGCAGGCTGGGGCGACCAAAGGCGTCGCGGAACTTGAACCCCGTGCGAATCGCAGACTGCAATGCAAAGGCCACGGCGTCTTGCTGGTACATGGACAAGGCCGCAAACAGCTGTTTCCTCTCCCAAATCTCCTTGTCCACAAACAGCTTAGACAGGCGTGTGAGCAACTCGTCGCGCACGTCCGTGTAGCTGGACAGAGGGCGAACATAGTCAGGGTCAGCCACCGAGGGCTTGACCTTGCAGTAGTCGCCTTCAGGGTCGTCCATGAATTGGGGCGCCACCATTCCAAAGAGGGGATACACCACCTGCTCCTTGTTCTCCGACCGCACCTGTTCAACCTCCAACTCCTTCCACGCGGAAGGCAGGACTGCGCCAAGTTGAATAGGGCAGTCCATGGCTGACTCCATCATGAGTTTGCGCACATTTCCAATCTTCAGAGCCTTCTGTTCCACCTTGGTGCGGTAGGTGTATTCGTCAAAGCACTCGCGCTTGGAGGTGGTGCGGCAGACGTGGAGGTAGACCGTGCAGTTCTGGTGCTCGAACGGCAGCATGGCGTGAGAACAGGTGCGCAGGCCACGGCCAATGACCTGCTCAATACGGCTCATGTTCCACCAAGGGTCCAGAATGTGGACTTGACGTACAAAGCGGAAGTTGACGCCTTCGGAAATCTTGGGCGTCGTGAGAATCACACGGACCAAACTGCCATCCGTGTTCTTGCGGTCCCGAGCCAGTGAAAGCAGAGATGTAATTTGCGCAGTGGTGATTTCAGACGTCAGCATAATGTACTTTCCCTTGGTGCCCTTGCGTCCGACCAACAGCGGCTCCCCCGACGCAGGTGTGTATCCGTGCTCCTCCAACGCCATGGCAAAGAGCCGAGCCCCGCGCTCCACATAGTTGGAATACACCATGGATACGCCCACACCCGCCTCAATGGCCTTGATGACCGTTACGAACTTGGCCGCATAGTTGGGCAGCTCTTCAGGAGTCAAGAAGGGTGTGCCTGTGTACTCGTACTGGTCTCCAACCATCTTGAACATCTCCTTGAACTTCTTGTTGTTGGGGAGCACCGAGACCGTGGGCATCATCATGGCACTCCGCTTCTCCTCGTCCTTTTCATCCCCCGTTTCTTCACCCAATGCCTTGCCTTGCTCGCCCTGCACTGGGGACGCAACCAGGCTCAGGTACTTCATCCGCTCAGTGTCTGCGATGCGGCGCGACTTGCCGACGAACGAGAAGGTGCGGTCGTCGGGCGCCTCGTTGGGTGGAGGAAGACGGAAAGGGAAGGTGAATGGATTTTCACCCTTGACGAAGGAGACGTATCGCTGGCACCAGTCACGAAACTCAGATTCCTTCGCGGGCTTGACCTTGCCGTCGGCATTGAAGTAGTCTGCGGCCTTCAGCTTCTTCGTCAAGGACAAGGTACGGTCGTTCCAGCCGAACAGGTTCATGTAGTACACAATCTCTTCGTAGGAATCGTACATTGGCGTGGCCGTCAGCAGCACCAGAACCAGACCGTTGGCCGTCTTGACCAGCTTCTCCATGCCAGACGACACGGACTTCTCCACCTCAACGTCTCCACCCTCACGCAGGTTGTGCGCTTCGTCCACAATCACCAGGCGATTGTCAAAGGTGTCGTGAATCCACTTGTCGGCTTCGGCGGGCGGCAAGTCGTTCAGCGCTTCATTGATGCGGGTACCGAAGGAGTTGTAGCCGACAAACTCGTAGAACTCGGAAATCATGCGGTCGGCCAACGTCTTGAGCCGCAGACGGACTTCAGGCACCATCCACTGCTTGGGCTCCGACACGATACGGGTCAGCATCTCCAGGTAGCGCGTGCCCGTGCACTGCTTGGACGACAGCATGTTGCTCTTTTCGTCCAGCTTGGTGCGCGTCAGGTCAAAGATTTCTGTGCGGAAGTTGGACTGGACTGCAGGGCCGGCAATGATGAGCACCTTCTTGTCTTGGAACTCGGGCCGTAGAATGTACTCTTCGGCAATCTGAATGGAGGAACATGTCTTGCCCACGCCCGTGCCGTGGACCATCAGTAAATCGCGCGTAGGGCTGTCGGGAGACAGAACTCGACGCAGGAAGGTTTGTTGCGGCTGGAGACTGAACTCCGTAGCACCGCACATCTCCGTCCGCATAGCCTGGAGGTTTTCCAGCGACGCGGGTGGCAGAGAGTTCACACGAATCTCCGCCAACTCGGGGTGAGTCAGGTTGGCCATTGTGTAAGGATTAGACGAGTTTGGGCAGGCGCCGACGATGGGTCTTGCGATGGCCACCACCCGACGGCAATCCTAGCATAGCGACATTCGCTTGGGCTGTCTGAAGCTGTCGCGTTAGGACGAGTTGTATGTTTGCAGCATTTGCGCCTGGACGAGTTGATGTAATCCACGACATCGCCGCGGTAAGAATTTGTTGGCTCATAATACTGCTGGTAATCGGTACGCTCTCGTCATTTGTTCGTAGATATGCAACCATCTGTTGATAAAGAGCCGCTCCTTCTGGAGTGAGCTGGCTTACACCGTTTTCTACAGTGAGAATACCGACCTGTACAGGTTTAGAGTTTCGAAGTTCTCGATCGATCAATGTCAAGACCAGGTTTGCATAATACTCCGAGAATCTGAATATCTTCTGATCATTGTCCGCTATGGGGTTAAATACGGGAGAAGGGAACAAACCAATAAACGACGCTTTAAGCTTTCCGAGTTCAGTCGCTATAGTTTCAGCGGTCATGGCTGCAGCGATATCTACTCTCGTTCCGTTTCGATATGCCGCGACACTCGTCGGAGTAAAGTTTCGCATGACGAAATCTATCGACTGAAGAGTCTTCGTAAGGGTTCGCAGGTTATCGTCTAGCTGGGTTCCGGGGAGAATAGCACCGTCTTCATCCAGTGCAACTAGACCATGGTCGTCCCACCCCTTAGGAATATCGTCAGCGGAGAACGTGTCTTTGAACTGCTCGTAATTCTGCGTCAACATGTCAAACTGAAGAAGCATATAGCGTTTGCAGATGTACTCTACCTGGGCAGGGTCGATGGGTTGGGAACCATCGTCGGCAAAAAACACATCGAAGGTTTCGGTGTCTTCTTTCGTCACAATGTACTCGTCGACAACGGTATAGGCACGCATTTTATCGTCTACATAGTCGTCTCCTTGGACATATGTGTTGGTGGTCGACGTTTGTTCTTGGTACTCAGGCGGGAGAAGGCGAATCATGCGAGTACGGAGGGCGGTATAGGCAATAGCTATATTGAGGCCACCGCCACGCTGGCCACCTCCTGCCGGTGGCGTTCCATACGGAGGCAATCCAAGAACGAGACGAGTTGGGTTCAGACCCTTGAGTACCTCTCCATAATTAGTCTCTTCCCGAAGAGTCGGAGCAAATCCACGACTGAAGATGTCCCGTAGGATCTGTACAAGGGCTGGGACATTCTTCACAATCATTTCAACATCTTCGCGGACACGAACCAGTGTATCTCTTGCCTCGACAATGGCTACGCTATTGGGAGCTCGGCCTCCCTGGGCGAGTTTTGATGCGAGTGCTGCAACGCGAACATCAATGACTGACTTGCCTGGATACTGCCCTTTCTGCAGTCTCTCAAGTGCTTGGTTCCCGACTGTCAGTCGAGTCTGGATTTTACTACCCAATGCACTCATCTGACCTGCAATAGAAAACATGGGGATGCCATCACTTGCCTGCCTAGCAACGGCGTATTGCTGTGAAAACTTATCGAGTTCCGCCTTTTCTGGCTGCGCATCGAATTCCGAAAGGATATTTGTGTCTAACCTGCTAAAAATCACAGTAAATTCCTTTACCAAGGCAAGGTATTCTGGAAGGGACGTTGTAGTCGTTATTTGTTGGGCTCTATCGCGTAACAGTGAATTGAGTTGGCTCGCCATGCTGTTAAAGGTACCTCGAAGAGCAGCAAATTGGGTTGAAGCCTCGTTAAAAATCGCATCTGCGCGCATTATCAGATCGGGCCCCGCAGGCAGATCGTTCTTGTTCTTGAAATAGATGAGGCGAGCGATGTCCATTGCCGATGTCAAGAAGACATTGAGTCCGTGGAAAAGACAAAACGCAAAGAGGATACGGTCGTTCGTAACCACACCTATCTCTGTGTCAACCAGCATACTACGAAGCGTCGTCGTCATCACGTTTCTTGAAGCATCCATTGCTACCCTTCCTTCTTTGTTGGTGACACTGTATGCACGATCCAGATCAAGCATCGACAGTGCTTGACACCAATCACCCATGCGCTTGATCAGCGTGTACACGAAGACCTCCGGAACGATGCCCTTTTCAACCATGATGGCCGCCGCCGCGAGGCTCGCGTTCTTTACGTTGGACGCGTTCGCAACGTCGCCGATGTGGAAGGATTGTCCGCCGTTTACGAGTAGGTCCGCTTCCACCGTCCCGTCTTTCATTCGGGTAAGAGATATCTGCATCGACGCAAAAATGTTGGACTTCTGGTCGGTTTCGGTCGTGGTCCAAAGTGGGTAGACCACCGTGTCTCCGATGTCGCGCAGGTAGAAGATACTAGCTGTCGGCGAACCCACTGGACCTGGTTTCACAGTCATATTCTGGACCTTGTCTGCAGAGTCGCTTGAGTTTTCGATATTTTGGATAATGTAGAATTGACAGGGTACTCCAGGCTGTGGTTCCAAGGACGCATTCAGAATATCAGTAAGAGCCAACCCGCCCGTCGCGTCTACAATGAGTGCAAACTTGGTTTTGCCACCTGTGACCTCCTTGAACATTGTCGAGATGTTGCGATTCCTTTTGTATTTTTCCCATGCGGGACCACTCTTGGGCAGGCTTTTCGGCCGCTCACCTTCCCGATAGGACGACGAACGGACTGTGTAACTACGCTTTACGCCCTCAACCGTAAAGTCAAGTGTATAAGGATCTTCGGGGTATTGCGCCGCCACCGCTCGTTGCTTAATCGTAGAATACGGAGTCTGTGTGATCCTTTCGATAAGAGAATCTTCGTTTGGGAAAGAAACATCGGTGGAAGAAAAGCCTCTTGGCACGAGGATATCAAAGGAACCGCCCAACAATTCATACAGCGTCTTGCCCTTGAGTTTGTTCGTAAACTGCGCTTCTAACCACACCATTCCCTTTGTTGTCAAGTTCTTTGCGAAGTTGAGGAATCGTTCCCTGTCGCCCTCTACGATCAAGTCTCGCGATTCTGTCCTTTCTCCGAAGTCGTGGTGAAAATCTCCCCGGGCGAGACTCCTGTACAACGTCCATATAGCAACGTCGCGAGCGGTGATACCACGGATCGCATCGTCTGCTGGTGCCCCTCCTCGCATGGATACATTCCGTCGTCCACGAAAGACCAAGCTCATATTACTCTTCATCCCGAAACAAAAGTGATTACACGTACCACGATGTAATCAGTCATGTCTGACTGCGCAATGATTACGTTGGGTGCCCTTACAGGCGCTGTTCTTTCCTATTTGTTTGCTCTCCTACCACATGCTCAGGTCCTCCACCCTGCACTCGCCTGAGCCCGCGTCCTCCAGTGCCTTGTTGGCCGCCTCCAGATATCCAGTGTCAGGACCTTCAGCGCCCTCGGGTCCCTCGGGCAACTTTGACTCGTCCACCAGAATGTCCACAAAGCCCGTTCCGCAGGGGGGTTTCTGTCCGAACATGATGTTCGCAGACACACCTCGCATGGTGTCGTACTCTGCGCCCACAGCCGCCTCAAACATGACCTTGGACGTCTCCTCAAACGAGGACTTGGCCAGCACGCCCGTCTCGTTCTTCTTCATGCCGAAGCGGTTGACGGGCACGATACGGCCGCTGAAGGTCATGCTGTCCACTAGCACGGAGAGGTGGTGGTAATTGACCTTCTCCGAGCTGAAGACCTCGTTGAACTCCTCATACAGCGCCAGCCGCGCCGTCTCAATGCCGAAGACGTCGTTGATTTCGTGAATGTCGTTGGAGAAGGTGCGGGTCATGTCCACACCAGGGAACACGAACAGGTCGTACAGATTCGTGCCCTCCAGGTCCAGCACATACTGGTCCTTAGTCTGGTACCCGCCCAGCGTGGGCTCGTAAATCATCTCGTTCTTCAGAGTGCGCACGAACACACGACCAATGCCGTCCATACCCGTGAGCACCGAGCCCAGAATCGCATCCTCCATCTGGCGAAGCATTGTGGGGTTCTTGACCACCGTCGTCGTCATCTCAAGGCGCAGGACGAGCTTGTGTGCATTGCGGTCCGATGTCACGCACTTGACATCTGCGTGCCCGATAGAGTTCTGAATCTTGGCTTGAACCTCCACCAGGTCCATGATGTCGCGGTTCACCATCTCCTGGTCGTCCAGCTCCAGGCGCATGACCCATGGAGACCCACAGTCCTTCTCCTTGCCCGTCGCGAACTGCTCGTACATTCCCAGCACCTCGCGGTCCTCTTCCATCACACTCGAGGCTGCCACTGGATACGGGTCGTAGTAAATCCTGACGGACCGCGTGATGTCCCGCAGGGTGGTCTTCTGAATCTCCTTCATCTTGGCAATGGCCTCGCGCTTGGTGGTGTTGGGCAGCAGATAGGCTGTATTGCCCGGGCGCTTGGGGTTGGACGAGGCCGACAGCAGTTCCTCAATACGGGGCACACCCGAGGTTGCATTTGCCTTCACCGTGCCTGCAGAGTGGAAGGTGTTCAGTGTGAGCTGCGTGGTCGGCTCACCGATGGACTGGGCAGCCAGAACACCCACCATCTCGCCGGGGTGGCAGAGTGCCTTCACATACCTAAAGCGAATCTCCGACATCAGCTCCTTGAACATCTCCTCCGAGAGGCGGTGGACCAGGATAGCCTTCTTCGGAGCAAGGAAGTACCGCAGGGTTGCGTGGAACACGCGGTTCACGGGAAACTCCTTGAAGAATGCACCGAGCGTCTCCACGACCATCGCAGGCGTCAGTCCAGTCTTGGTGGAGTATGTGTTGGAATACTTGATGAGAATGCGAGCCACATTCACGGGTGTGGACACCTTGTCGTTCTTGCGGTAGCGGAACACGGACTTGACCAGCATCTCGCGGTCCGCAAGGATGTCATCCACCAAGTCAGGCGTCGTATCCACCTCAGTGCTCAGGAACGGATTGACGTCCGCTGGAGACAGCGCATACTGCTTGTACACCTCCTCCATCGTCATCTCGGCCAGCCCAATCTCCTGGTCCTCAACGGACTGCGTATCCACACCGTCCTCGCCGTAGACGTACTGGATGACTGAGCCCAGCACATTGCGCACCGAGCCGTCGTACTCCAGATGCTGGTCCTCCATGGTCTTCATCAACCTGCGCTGAATGTATCCCGTGTCGGAGGTCTTGACTGCGGTATCAATCAGACCCTCGCGCCCTGCCTGTGCGTGGAAGAAGAACTCGGCAGGCATGAGTCCCGATACGAAGGAGTTCTGAACAAATCCATGTGCCTCGGCTCCGTCGTCGTAGCGGGCAAAGTGGGGCAGCGTGCGGTCCTGAAGCGTGTACTGAACACGGCGGCCTTCAATCAGCTGCTGTCCAAGCAGAGCCACCATCTGCGTGACGTTCTGGGGGCCTCCCTTGGAGCCCGAGTTGACCATCTGAATCATGCTATTGTCGGCCGGCAGGGACTTGACCACCTCCATGTTGATATCGGCAGCCACCGTCTTCAAGGCCGAGGAAATCTTGTCCTCCAAATCCTCGCCATCCGACATGCCGCTGGTGTTCTTGAATGTGCCCGAGTGGACATCCGTGAGAATGTCGGCAACTGCCTTGCGCGCATCCGCAAGCTTTCCGTCCACGAAGCGCTGGGTCTCAATGTTTGAAATCAAGTCCGCAGTGCCGACCGAGAACCCAGTGAACAGGTTGAAGCGCGTCACCACGGACTGAATGTCATTGATGAGCTGACCCGCGCGCTCAGGGCCAAAGTCATTGTAGACTGTGTGAATCAGCGCAGTGCACGCCGACTTGCGCATGATTCCCTTGGTCAGCTGCCCATTCTCAATGGTCACGGACCCCTTGAAGTTCATGAGCGGGAAGGCGGCTGAGATGATTTCCGCACCCGTCCACGGCGCATTCTTGCGCATGAAGGGCTTGCGAATCTTGGCAAGGATGTTCATCGCAATCACCTCGGGAACCTCCACGCCAGGCAGGGTGATGCGGTAGATGCCCGTCATCGTGTCCTGAAACAGCTGGATGATGGGGCTGTTGGTGCGGGGGCTGACAATGTTCCGCAGCACGGACGCCAAGTACCGCAGTTCCGTAGCGGATGCAATAGACTGCGGCACGTGCATGTTCATCTCGTCACCGTCAAAGTCTGCATTGTACGGGCGAGTGGCCGAGACGTTGAGACGGAACGTGCTGTACGGCAGAACCACCACGCGGTGCGCCATCATGGAGGCCTTGTGGAGAGACGGCTGCCGATTGAACAGGACAATGTCTCCATCCAGCAGGTGGCGGTGCACCACGTCGCCCTCGCGCAGGTCCAGTGTCTCGGCATTCACGAAGCGCAGAGACACAGAGCGCTTGTCCTGCTTGAGAAACACCGTCTTGGCGCCCGGGTGCTTGTCGGGTCCGTTGCGGATATACCCCATCAGACGGTCGCGGTTGTAGACTGAGACAATCTCGGGGAAGGTCAGGTTAATCGCAATCTCCAGCGGCACGCCCAGCTCGTCGAGCTCAATGTTGGCGTCGGGCGTGATGACGGAGCGAGCCGAGAAGTCCACGCGCTTTCCCATCAGGTTGCCACGGACACGGCCCGTCTTGGCACCGAAGCGAGCCTTCAGAGTACGCAGCGGCCGACCAGACCGCTGGGCAGCAGGCGCCATGCCTTTGATGTCATTGTCCACATAGGTGGCCACGTCGTACTGCAGAAGCGCAGTGTGGCGGTCAATCACCTCGGACGTCTCGCCCTTGTCCATGCGGTCGCGCAGGCTCTGGTTGTGGCGCAACACATCAATCAGCTTGTGCGTCAGGTCATCCTCCATCTTCTGATTGTCGTCCATCACGACCGAAGGACGGACCGTCAGCGGAGGAACCGCCAAGACCGTGCACACCATCCACTCGGGACGAGCGAACTTGGGATTGAAGCCCAACTTCTCGCAGTCCTCAGACGTGATGCGCTGGAACGCGCGGAGAACCATCTCAGCCTGCAGCGGAGTCGGAGGCATGCCCGTATCCTCGCCCTTGGGAACCGGCATCTTTCCCTCCAAGGACGCTGCCTTGCCCACGACCTTGGCCACCTTTGCAAACACCGCAGTATTGCACACGGGGCACATGGCAGGCTTCTTCTTCGCAAGGATGTCGCGGACCTCCTTGAAGCGCACCATGCCCGGAGGCGTCTCGGGGTTAGGGTAGGCAAGAGGTGTGGAACAGCTCAAACACACACAGTTGCAGAGCTTCTCAATCACATCGAAGAACTGATAGAGGAACACTGGGCGAGCCAGCGTGATGTGGCCAAAGTGCCCAGGGCAGTACTGGTTGGTCTGTTTGCAGGTGGGACAGACCTTGCCATTCTCAATCACTCCGAAACGCGAATCAAACACGCCATTCGGCGCGGGATTCCCGCTGAGGTAGGTCTTGTCGGTGGTGACCTCCACGACGCTGCGCTTGACAATGTCATCGGGGTTCGCGATGCCAAACTGAACGCCTACGATTGTGTCACCCATTGTAGTATTGTTATCCTTCCGTGTAGATTATTCGTTTTTCGGCAAGACGACGCCGAACAATTTCAAGGTGGCTGACCAAAACGGGTCGTCCTGCAAGACCCGCTCCACCTGCTCTTCGGCAAACGGGGGCATCCCCAACGCCACCACCATTGCGTGAAACTCGTCACCTTTCCGTTCCCAAAACAGCTTGTCGCGCACGCGGTGAGTCTTCAGGTACCGAAGCACCTTGATGCACAGCAAGTCAGTGTCCTGCGTAGACACAAAGTATGTCTTCTCGGAATCCTGCAGGTCCATCACCGTATCTTCCCACTCGGCATCAAGCAGCAACTTCTCCTTCGGGTCGGCGCTCATTTGTTAAGGGACGTACAAAAATCAAGCAACAACAACCCCGGGCATTGTGATGTAGTTCACTTGAAAGAAAGCCACCCTACCCAACGTGACCACGCCCTTGTCACCGTCGGTCGTAACTGAACACGTAACCCGGACAACCCACACGCCGCCGGATGTATACGTCTTCACTCCTACGATTTCTATGTAGTACCCCGAGGGATTTGCGTATACCAGTGTAACGCCATTCACCCAGAACGAAGACGAGGACGGTACCGTTGTCGTTCCCGAGGTCACGCGGGTCGTGAAATATATCTGAGAAGACGCAGCATCCACTTCAAGCGTTATACTTCCTGACGAAATCGCTGGCCACGTGCCCACTCCGCCCGTGACCCCCGTGGGTCCAGCAGGTGAATCGGTCGTACCCGTATATCCAGTAAACCCTGTGAGTCCAGTGAACCCAAGTGTACCCGTAGGTCCAGGCAGTGCTATGCCTGTTGGGCCTGTGGTCCCAGATGGTCCTATGCCTGTCGGTCCTGTGAATCCTTGTCTCCCTGTGGGTCCCGTGACTCCAGATGGTCCTACGCCCGTTGGTCCTGTGAATCCTTGTCTCCCCGTGGGTCCAGTAAACCCCCGATTGCCCGTGGGACCAGTCCTACCTGTCGGACCGCCGACAAGAGCGAGCGCCGCAGGCTCTGCAGCTGCAGTTGGACCTTGACGTCCAGTCGGGCCTGTTGCGCCCGTTACACCCATTGGACCCGGTTCGCCTGGAATTGTGCCCCCAACTGGCCCCGTCAGCCCAGTGAGACCTGTTCTGCCCCTGACCCCAACAACCCCAGATGGACCTTGAGGCTGAAACCCAGTTGGTCCCGTTTGAGCAGAGCCAGTGGCCCCCGTCTGACCCAGGGCTCCAGCGGCACCAAATGGTGGATTCAGCCCTGTGAACCCCGCAACACCCCTCGGACCTGCGAATCCAGAGCCTGTAGGTCCCGTAGGTCCAGTGAAGATTGGATTTCTAAGTGGAGACGCAATCCATCCAAGGCATCCACGCGCGCCTTGGACCCCTGCGAGACCGGTGTTTCCCGTTGAAACGTCACCGCCGTAGTCGCCTGTGATACCTGCGGGCCCAATCGGACCAACAGGACCAGTGTTTCCCGTCGGACCCGGTGGCCCTGGCAACAGAATCATTGTTGTTACGGGAGATAGTAAACCGGTACAGTATACTCAATACTCCCGGCACCGACCGTAGTTGGATCCCGCGACAGGGTAATCTGTGTCCACCACGTCCCACTTATTGCCGTCATGGAGATTGCTTGCACTCCGACCTGATTGTCAACGTCTGTCACGACTGCAGAGTATCCCCCTGGCCATATTTTTGAGTAAGCAGACGTCGGCACACCCGTATCAAAGTATCCAGACGGAGACAGTGAAGGCGTACCTAGTGTAGCCGTAAAGAGCCCCGTGCATGACGTGGGTGAGTAATACGGATAGGATGCAGTGGGTCCCGTCAGACCCGTAGGTCCGGTGGGACCCGTGAACCCTGAAGGACCCGTCGGGCCCGTCCAGCCAGTGAATCCTCGCAAACCCGTTGGACCCGTTGGACCCGTTGGACCCGTCAAGCCTGTAGGGCCGGTCGGTCCCGTCCAGCCAGTGAATCCTGTAGCTCCCGTGATGCCGGTGGGTCCAGTGGGTCCGGTGAAACCCGAAGGTCCTGTCCCGCCCGTGCTGCCCGTGAATCCTGTCGCACCCAACTCACCTGTCGAGCCAGTGAGACCTGTTGACCCAGTGGCACCCGTTGAGCCCGTCGGCCCTGTGTTGATGACCAACAATGAGCCCGTAGGACCGCGTGCCCCTTGTGGCCCAATTGCGCCTGGAGGTCCAACAAGTCCGAATCCACCCGATGCACCTGTAGGGCCCATGGGTCCAATGTTTCCACGATACCCAATCGGACCCGTTGGTCCAGTTGGTCCAGTTGCACCCGTGATTCCGCTAGGTCCAGTGGGTCCCGTGATTCCTGGTGGGCCCGTCAATCCTGTTGGACCCGTTACACCCGTGTTGGTCGCATACCCAGCCAGTCCCGTCGGACCTGTTGGGCCCGTGGGCCCCGTAAGCAATCCAGTGGGGCCCTGAGCCCCGGTTGGGCCTGTTCCAAGCAGGCCTGTTGGACCCGTCAATCCTGTTGGACCCGTATCTCCTCTGGGTCCTATGTACTCAGCAGCCCCGGCTATTCCAGCTGGACCTCGCGATCCAGTAAGTCCCGTTGGGCCACCAGGACCCGCAGGACCCTGTGGACCAGGTGTTCCAGGCAAGATGTTGGGAGCACACGAAACGAGACCTACTCCTGGCACGTATTGCGAGAGGCTCATGCTTGTCTTTAGTTAAGGATTGAAAATGCCGAAGCGCTATATACCGAGTATAACCACGTTGTGTTGCTCCACACAAAGGAAATCTGCGCGTTTCCAGATACGGAGAGCGTATTGGCCGCTTGTGTCGCATACGTGACGTAGTTGCTGGCATTACCTGTAATCTGCTCAATGTAGACAAAGTCCCCAGTGCTGGAGGCTGCGGGAAGATTTACGTACCAATACGTTCCCGTTCCTGTCGTGGTCGTTATGATGCGACTTCCTGCATTCAACGGAACAGCCTGCTGTGACCCATCGTTCGGAACAAGATACGTGTTTGCGATTTGTCTGGCTCCCGTGGCTCCTGTTGCGCCCGTGTTGACGGCGCTACCCGGAATACCTTGGGCACCAGCAGGTCCAGCGGGTCCCTGGGGTCCACGCGCGCCCGCATATCCGATTGTACCCGGAGGTCCCGTAGCGCCCGTGTTCACTGCCGTTCCAGGTGGCCCCTGGGGTCCAGTGTATCCTGTGGCTCCCGTCAATCCCGTCCACCCCGTCTTTCCCGTGTACCCAGTTGGTCCCGTGTAGTCGGGGCCCGTCGGTCCTGGGACACCTCGTGGACCAATACCCGCGTCTCCGGTGAATCCCCTAGGTCCCGTGAATCCCGTGTCACCTTTTGGTCCGTCGGCACCGTTGTTGCCGTCACCGCCTTGTTCCCCCCTGGGTCCGTCGCGCCCAGTAGGACCAATCGGACCCGTCAATCCTGTAGGACCCGTGGGCCCAGTGGCTCCCGTGTTCAGCGCAGTGCCCATTGGACCTGTCCATCCCGTGCAGCCCGTGAGTCCCGTGGGACCCGTGGGTCCTGTGAGTCCACTTGGTCCTGTGAGTCCAGTGTATCCTGTGTCGCCCGTATATCCCTGTATTCCAATGCCCGCAGTGCCTTGGGGGCCCGTGAGCCCAGTTGGTCCTACTCGTCCCGTTGGACCGGTATTCACCGCCTCACCCCTCTCTCCCGTGAAGCCCTGTGCGCCCGTAAACCCGGTGGAACCGCGCTGTCCTGTAGGACCGATTGCCTGCGACCCCCATATGGCCAGTATTTGCTGGTAGCCCGCGCCGCTTGTTGCGCTCGTGGTTATTGCGCCATAGGCTCTGACGGACGCAATCGTGCCCGTCGCGGCTGCAGAATACACGACAACGCCGTTTATGTAGTAAAAGAATGTGCCTCCATCGTAGAGCACATAGAATACAGTTGGGTTGGCTTGGTTGTAGGGAACAGCAGTCCCTGCAATCGTCGTAGCTGGAGTTACCCCACCCGCAAAGATTTCGTACCCATCGTTGGTTGCCTTTTGACTTATTCCGTATTGATTGCGAGACGCGCGGCCGAGCGTGGACGAGTAATTCAAGTCAATTCCCACTTCAGTATTAAAGAACCCGACGACGTTAAGTACACCAAATGAAAACTGAATATAGGCAGGGGCAGCTCCTATCGTAGACACAAACCCGCCATATTGCGTAACAGGAATTCCAGACCCATTGATTGGAACTGAAAACACAATGCCGGTTGAAGTTGTTGCATCCGTTGTAATAGTTGGCCCCCCCGAGTTGTCCAGTAACGAATAGATGGGAATCGGCAGAGGTCCAGCAACGCCTTGCGGTCCCGTGAATCCCGTGGCTCCCGTGGCAGCAATGCCCGTTGGACCCCTGGGGCCCGTAAGACCAGATGGACCCGTGGGACCAGTCGCAATTGCTCCCGTGGGACCCATAAGACCCGTTGGACCTGTGAGACTACCGACCGAAGGCTCGCCTGCCCCCCAACGTACGTCATCGATTAGGTCTCCAATCGTAGCGTTGCCGACATCGGTGGTCTGTCCGAAGTAGACGTTTGCATACACGAGGGCAGCCCCTGACGTCCGCGCGGTCGTTCTCAAGAGTTGGCCATAGTAATACCAATAGACGGTTAGACCATCGTAGAGAACACGCAGGAGTGGTCCAGACGTGGATCCAGTGGTTCCATTGGACACGTTCGTGAGACCAGTTGCAATATCCGTTATAGATCCAGCCGATCCATCGCGGATATAGATTGCCTGGCTCCCGAAGCCGCTGCCAAGAACAACGAAACCATATGTGATGGTAGCGGCCATCTGTCCACCGGTCATGGAGCCGGCACCACCAGACCCAGTCACTATCGTTCCGAGACCAAATGAAACACTGCCAACGTTATTTGTAGATGCAGACCCCTGGATATAACCCCCGATGTAACTAGGCACAGTCGAAGTCCATGAGTCAATTCCGATGTTTGCTCCACCTGAATCGGTAAGGCTTAAGGTATCGGACACAACCACCTCTGTCATTCCCGCCCGCCGCGTCGTTGGCAAAAAGTAGGGGGGACCTGTCGCCATCTTGTGTTATCCTTGGTTAAAAAAGGCGCGGTTTCTACACAAATGAGCACTGGACCTACGGGCACTGCGCCTGAGGATGCCGTTGCAGCTGCGCTCTCTGGTCCGTCGGGCCTGACGGGGGCAAATGACATCCTGATGGCGTTTGCGATGAATACGGTGATTGCGACGGGTCCCACGGGCCCAACGGGTCCAATCGGTCCCACGACCCCGCCCGTGCCAGTTCAGATTGCGACGCTCGATGAACTTCTGGCAAGCCACGTGGCAGTTGTGGCGCACGAGGCGGCAGACAAGTCTACCCTGACGTGTCTGTCGGTCCCCACACCCGACGGATATCGGGCACAGCTTTTTCAGTGGGCAGCAGCGGGGTTTCCCGACCTGTACATTGTGCAGTCCGTGACCGTCACACCGCCGAGCATTTGCGCAGACGGTGTGAAGCGAGAGATTGGAAAGTATGCGGAATACTGCATGGGTAAGGATCTTGGGGAGGTTGTGTCGAGTTTGTCTGCCCTGATGACGGGTATTCGGCCGTCGTGGTCCATCAGTGGAAACACCCTGCGCATTCATGTCACTAGGGCCAGCTGATATTGACGTATCCATTGGTTGCTTGTCCTACACCACCGCTTTGCGTATTGACGACCGTTCCACTCAAGTTGGTTGCAAGACCCGAACCGCCGCCGCCTGCGTTATTGTAGTATCCGCCACCACCACCACCCCACCAGCCACCACCGCCGCCGCCGCCGTAGTATCCGACAGCGCCGCCAGTATATTGAGTACCAGGCGTTCCAGCATAGTACTGGATTCCACCAGATCCGCCAGACGTGGGCCCGCCGCCGCCGCCGCTGCCGCTGCCGCCGGAGCCTCCACCGCCGCTGGTACCGCCGCCGCCACCACCCGTACAGAAATATCCACCGCCTCCACCACCACCAGCAGTTACTATGTCAGCCCCACTGCGCCGAACTGCAGAGCGTCCACCACCCGATCCACCATATCCGAAGCCAGTACCACCTGCGCCACCTCCGCCGTATCTGGTGCCACCCGTGCCGGCACTGCCCCCTTGCCCTACAACAATTGTTAACGTTTCCCCAGCCGTAACGGACAGCGTTCCTCCTACGAGACCACCATTACCACCGGTACTACCGCCATATATTCCATATCCACCACCTGCACCGCTCATCAGCAATGTCAACGTCGTGGCTCCCGATGGAACCACAAAGGTCTGGTCTGCACCTGTATACGTGAAGTTAGAACTTCCAGGAGTCAGTCCTCCTGCAGCTGCCCCAGTCGTCTGTCCAGGTGGCACTAGCCGATACGGATGGCCCGCAACGAGCGGCATTGTCTAGACCTTCCATTTTTGTGCGAGATAGCCTTCCACACGTTGACGTAGGTCGGTTGTTAAGGTTCCATTATATCCGATAACTTCGTAGATACTGCCGTTGAAATATGCCGTGCCTCCCGATTGGCGGCTTCCAATCAGAAGGTTCGTGTAGGTGATTGTATTCGCCTGGGTCGTTGTGACCACGTTGGACCCATTGTAAAACAGCGACTGGTTCGACCCCACGACGTTGCTCGAGAAACTCACACCTGCAAGGTTGGTGACGTTGCTCGCGAATGGTGATGACACATTAGAATACCACGTGGAGTCGCCGCGTGTAAAGTACGTGGTTCCAGACTCATTCGGAAACAGTCCGTTTGAACCACTTGACGCGCCCGTTGTGTAGAGTGGGCCCCCTCCAGTCTGCTTGTAGACAAAGAACGCCGTGTAGAAGTTGCTGAACACGGCGCTTGCCTTGCTGTAGTACCCCGCACCACCAAAGGTGACGGCACCGGGCGGGACGTTGGAGAAGGTGGGGGTCGTGCCTGCCGCTGTCATGTGGTTACTGGACCCCGACTTGTCTGTCCACGTGGCCAAGGCGCCCGCGGAGGGTTGCGTGCCCGTGCCCGCAGGATCATTGGCATCCAACCACAAACAGCAACCAGTTATTTGGAGAGGGCTGAAGGGGAGTGTCGTCGACGGCGGGATTTTAACAAACGGATGCGTGGTGGGCAATACGGGCGTTGTTGACCCCGCGAAGGAAACGGCTGAGGGTCCAAACGTTACGTTCGAAGGACCATAATAGGCAGGCGCAACGGGTCCAGCGATACCCCATTTCTGAGACAGGTAATACTCTATCTGCTGCCGCTGCAGGACGGTGATTTCGGCATTGATGCAGATGAGTTCAGCGAGGTCTGCACCATGTCCGTGACCTGAACTAAGAATGTTGTACACCAGGCTGCTTGTATTGTATCCCGATGCGAGTGAATTATCTGTTAGTGTGAGGGCGGTTCCGTTGATGGCGACGCGATTCAACGACGTAGACGCCGCGCTATTCGTCCAATTGTAGATTCGAAACAGATTGAATCCGCTGGTTGCGCTCGTTGTGCCAACCATGCCAGCGATACCATTCCTGAACTCGGCCAGGGTACCATTGAATTCAGGGCCCGCCAACTGGTCGCCACCACTCGTACTAAAGTTTGCAAAGATGTTGAAATACGGGTTTTGAGCAGTCAACTGAGTCGTCTGTCGGAAGACCGCAAACCATGCGCGTGGCTGGTTGGGAATCAGCATCGTAATTGCAAGGCTTGTGCTCGGTGGAAGCTGAACAATATTCAGCCCGTTAAAGGTCGCAGTGCCACTGGTAACAGTTCCGGTAGCGTTCGATACATTCGCATCGAATGTTCCCTTGTTGCGCCACTGCGTGACTTGCGTCCCGCTTGTTGTGATCGTTGATGTGTCGGCTGCATCCAACCAGAGGAGGACGTTAGAGATGATGGTAGGTTCGAACGCGGAGACTGTCAAGAGCCCCCACTTGTTCGCGAGATAGTACTCTATTTGTTGGCGCTGGGTCGTTGTTACTTCACCATTGATCATAATCAGTTCCGCCAAGTCGTACCCAACTGTTCCACCTGATCCAATTGTACGCGTATATGAACCGGTGGGATATCCAGACGCAAGGCTGGAGATGCCCCCACCCGAAGTGATAGGGGTACCGTGTACTGAAACATAACTATTTGACGCTGCGACTGCTGAACTACTCGCAGTGTAGACGGCCCAATGCCCATTTCCAGGAGACAGAACGTATCCAGACGTCGTCCTGTCCGTGACTCCAGTTTGGGAGATGAAGATATTTTGCTCGCCTCCAGTACCGAGAGCAAATCCGGGCCCAAAGAAGCTGTCTTGTCCCGTACCAGATGTGGCCAGCACAATGTATCCAGGTACGACGAACGGATAGGTTGCATACGTGATCCGTTGCGTGACTCGCGACACCACAAAGTATGTACGCGCCTGGTTCGCTGCGGCCGTCGTGAATGCTAGCTTGGCTCCTGCGGCAATGGTAACCACATTCTTGCCATTCAGTGTTGTGAGTCCCGTAGTTGCAGTTCCCGTGTTGGACGATGCAGCACCGGTGAACGACCCCTTGGATGTCCAACTGTTCACGGTTGAGCCAGTGTTCGAAAGTGTAGACGTATCCGATGCATCAAACCAAAGCAGAGTGTTGGGTATCATGGTGGGATTGAACGAAGTGGCCGTTGTAAGTCCCCACTTGGTTGAGAGATAATATTCCACTTGTTGCCGTTGGGTATCCGTAAGAGCAGTGTTATAGGCAATGAGTTCTCCGATGTAGCCAGTCCATCCAGGTATGTTCGTGCCTCCGGAACCCTCGCCACTGCCAACAACGTACTTTGTATAGGAAAAGTTACCCGTCGACGCTTGGCTGCCTAACGTAATACCGCTACCATACCCAAACCAATTTGTTCCATTAAACACGTTTGTAAAGATGAACGGTGTATTGAACCCCGGCGTGAATGTTGGTCCACCCGATATGTTGCGCTGCGGAGTTATTACCCTCGTACCGCTTGATTGCTGGCTACCACCATTGAAGGATGTTGTTGTTTGCCATGCATTCGTGTTGGGTGGAGAGAAGGAATACATCGTCCCATACAACGCTACAGACGGCGACATGGTTCCAACAAAGAAGAAGGTGGCGGTTGTGGTTGAATTTGAATTGCTTCCAGACAAGTACGAACTTCCGTTGAAGGATATGGCTTGATAGCCGTTTATCGCATTGGACGTCAATGCAGGCGACCCGTAGTAGGCCGTGGTGTTACAAGCCAACCCACTCTTATCCCTCCACTGCGTCACTGTGCTTGTTCCGGTGATCGTGGATGAATCCTGAGCGTCTAACCACAATGTGCATCCAGGGATGCTTGTTGGGTTCGTGAAGGGTGCGACAACGGTTGTCAGGTTCCACCTCTTCGCCAAGTAGCCCTCCACTTGCTGTCGTTGGGAGGTTGTGAGTTCAGTGGGATAGACAATGATCTCGTAGATGTACCCTTGAAAGTAATATGTTCCGTATGCGGTTGTTAGATTCTGGCGGAACACGCCAATCCCGTATCCAACTGCATCGGTTGCCACGTTAGAGACACCGCCACTCGTCAGCGTTGTAGACACGAGAGATCCGTTTGCGTAGAAGTTGCTGGTTGTATTGGTCGGAGAGTCCACGAAGGACGTCATGGTGCGGTTACTTGTGGACGAATAGCTGAACCCTTTGTTTGTATACGGTGATGTGGCGTACGTGATATCGCCCCCATACGCCCCCGGGTTGTGGACGAACTGGACGTAGTTTGAACCAATCACCTTGTAGTCAAAGAATACATACTGGGTTGCGGATGTGTTGGTTGTCCTGTGCACAATAAACATTGACATTGATGTTGAGGTCAGCAGTGGATTCGTTCCGAACAGATACTGGGCCGACCCCGAGAAGGCCACGGCGGGATACCCTGAGTCGGTCGCATAGGTCGGTCGGTTGCTAGCAGTTCCTTGGACTGCGTGGTTGGCTGTTCCAGATTTATCGCTCCACTGACTCACATTGGAACCGCTTAGTGCCAGAGTCGTTGCGTCGATCGCGTCCAACCACAACGCGCATCCGCCAATGTCGGTGGGTTGGAAAGTCCGCAAGAAGGGTTTGATAGGGTAGAATGGATGCGATGACCCCGGAGTTCCCTTATAAAGGTATCCAGCCGTTGAACTGTTGTTGGTGGCGACAATCACATTGCTTCCGTCTCGAGAACATGCGATGCCGCCGCCATCGCTGTACATGCCAGACGCTGTCGTGAGTCCAGACTGCGCTGTCCACGAGACCCCAAAATCAGTGCTCTTGTAAAGGCTCGTGCCTCCAATTACGTATATCGTATTTCCATTCGAACTCATGGCCAACCCATATGTTCTGATCTGAATCAAGTTGCTGACGGAGGCAGCGACCGACCACGAGGTACCAGTATTTGAACTTACATAGACGTTGCTGTTGGTAGCATTCGTTACAGCAGCCTTTGTTCCGTCTGCAGAACATGCCAATCCAAAGTAGTAGTTAGATGACGCAGGAAGACCGCTCGTTATCGTAGTCCATGTTGCTCCCGTGTTGGACGTCACATACATGTATCCTGTGAACCCACCTGCGTATCCAATTGTACCATTTAATGAACAACATACAGGGACGCAGTTGTTCGTCATCGGAGACGCTGTCCACGTCGCACCATAGTTACTACTTACCCCAACACCAGTGCCGTTTGCAGCATATACTATGGCCCCGTTTGACGAACAAGCAACACCTTGTTGCGTGGTCCCTACTGCATTTGAAAGCCATGTCCAGTTGGCTCCTCCGTCTGTGCTCTTGTAGAGGTATCCTGGGGTTCCTGGATTCACATACTGCCCAGCGTACATTGTCGAACCATCCGCAGAAATAGCGGCATCATACCAGTAGTATGGACCAAGTCGCTGCGTCCACGAAACGCCACCATCTGTTGTGGTCCAGATATATCCACTGCCGTTTTGAAGGGCGATTCCAGTCTGCATGTTTGATGAGAACGACGGCTGCTGCCAAATTTTGCTCCCACCACTGGTCAACTGTGTGAACTGCAGGATCGGTGGAATGCCTCCTAGCCACTTCCACGCAAGATAGCCCTCCACTTGTTGGCGTTGGACGGTTGTCAGGGCTGAGCTGTAGACAATAACTTCGCCAATGAACCCACTCCAATAGTGGGCATCTGCGGTGTTTGTGTTCGCAGCAATGGCATACGAGCTAATCGTAAAGTTTCCCGTGGATGCGTACGACCCCTGCTGTGTGCCATTCGTGTATAGATACGCGTTCGTACCATCAAAGACAGACGCGCTGAGCACAGGTGTCGCATATGAAAAGGAGCCTGCAATCCATGCGCCGTTTCTGTCTGGTCCCATAGTGGTTCCATTCTGCCGTAGAATTCCGACGTAGGCTGTGTTGTTGTAGTCGTTTGCACCTGTCGCAGCAAGCGCAACAGTGCGAGCGGCCGCCCCTGAATTCGACTGCATGCTGAATACTGAACACACGGTTAAGGTATTGCTCGTTATACTTGTGCTTCCGAGTAGCCATTGTGGGGTGCTTGGATTGAACGAAAGGGCAGGTAATCCGCCCATCGCGTTCTGCGTCAAGGTAATTGCCGAATTCGCAGTCGCATTTGATCCGAACCCGCTTTTATCTTTCCATGACGATACTGTAGCCCCGCCTCCCGTCGCGCCAATATCGGCTGCATCTAGCCACAAAACGCACCCAGGAATACTCCGCGGGTCGAACTTCCAGATGCTCCTGGAGCTTGATGGTGCGAATGCCATTACCTTTTCAGAACAAAACATAGTTAGAGTTCGATCCGCCGCCAGGGTAGACGGCCAGTAGCGTCACTCCGGTGTCAGGCGGGATTGTGATGCTCAATGGATAGATGTTGGGGGTTGCGCTGGTGTAGGTGACCGTTAACGATAGGTATCCGCCCGAATTGTTGCGGAAGAGCCAGCCAGCATTTGCGTCGTTGGACCAGTTGTTGGACCCAGTGACTGGGTACCCGATTGAAAGGCCTGTGATTGCGCTTGTTTGAATGTCGAAGTAGGTTCCGTAGGAGTCAGCAGCAGGTGTGATGGAGGTGCCTGTTTTGACCTCGACATATGGCGGGCGGAACCCATTTGTCAGTCTGAACCCGCCCGTCAGACTCAAGATAGAGTTGGAGTACACTAAGTTCGGTTCAGCCCAAATGATTGATGTAGATGCACCGGTTGTCGTCAAGAGATATCCTTGTGTTCCTCCATTCGTGATTGACGCGCCGCCGCCGCCGCCACCTCCAGAGGGTCCCGTGGGTCCTGCGGGTCCAAAGCTAGCCCAATAGGTTGGGTCATTGGATGGAGGAGGGTTGCCGCTGTGAGGAGCAGGGTCAACCAT